GGAGACCCGACACACGCGATGACTTCACAGATTATACACGTAGAGAGAGAGACAGAGAGAGAGAGAGACCCGAAGCGGCGGCAAGCTTGGCTCGGGGGGGCGGGACGGAAGCCCTCTTGTGGTGGATCGAACAATGAACAAGCACGGTCTGCCGGTGCAATGGTGGCTGACGATGACGGGGGAGCAGAACTTGGAGTATTGGATAAGCAACTGCTGACCGACGCGGCTTCTACACACACACACAATCGGGGAACAGATGCTCGGCTGGTGGATGTGGATGCTCAGAGGGAGCGGAGAACGAACGGAACCGAATCCAATCAACAAGTAGCCCCCCGCACGGAAATTCGAGGGCCGCGATTCGACGAGTGGACAGGAGTACAAATCTTCGACCTATGGATTTGGAGTCTCAGAAGCGACAGATCGGAGCCAGCCCCGCACAGGCTCACACCAAAAAGATCGCGGGAGAGACGTTTATGAATTATTGGCTGTGACGTTGCAGGAGCAATCCGTCGGACGAGGAGCCAAAACCTACGATACAAACCCCCGTGTAGCAGACTTCAACAGCGCGGAGGAGTGCTTTGAATGGTATATCTCCGCATTTCACAATTGAAACGCCGACGTTTTTCATAGTGGGCGTCGGCGCGGACTTTATGGCTTGCGGCGGTGAAAGGGCAGCCGTCAGACAGCTCACGGTTCACGGCCTTCAACCGTGGCGCTGCTCTGCCGCCGCTTGCCGCCAGTATAAACACGGAAGCGTGGTGATGACCGCTTATGGCGAAGCAGAAGAAGCGAAGCAAGCCGCGAGGCAGAAACAAGTACAAGGCGAATTATAACCGGCAATCAAAGCAGCATTTCCCGAAGTACAGCAAGTATATCGTCTCACCCGAATGGAAGGAGAAGCGATATCAGCGCTTGGAATTTGACAACTTTCACTGCCGCCTGTGCGGAGCGACGGACTATCTCACCGTACACCACATAACATATCGGCATTTAGGAAACGAGCAGATGCGTGACCTGATAACGCTTTGCCGGACGTGCCATGAACGTGTACACGAGGAAATGAAGCTGGGCGACGGCGATACGATCCGCAGGGCGCTGTTTATATTGGCGAAGGACGGATGGAAATAACGGTGAGGAAGAGGTGCAAGCCTTTTCCTCACTTTTTTCGCTCTGTTTAAGCGCTTGTTGGCTTTTTGGTGGGTCCCAGAGCGAGATGGTCGTCCCTTTGGTGAGGGGCGACCATTTTGCTCTGATTGGCTCTTCGGAGCCGCCCGTCGCTCAATGTCCAATACGGCTTATTCATCCTGCTTCGTTCCCACAAGGAACCGTATCGGCAAACGTCCGCAGATTGCTCTGCAACGAATCCACCTAACATCACTTTTATTCCGCGTCAGCTTTAGCGGTTTGACGGGGAGCTTGACCTTGCCCCACGAGTAGACTCTATGCAGCGGCTCTACCCCACCTGACCGTTGAGGAACAAAAAAGCGAGACACGGTAGCCACATCTGCAACGATATGTGCATCAGAGCAAGGCACTCCTCACGCCTTGCCCCCAGCACAAGTCCGCTTCAACATGACTTTCGTTCTCGCTCGACTTGCTTTATGGGAAATCAGAGTAAAATTAAACGCCGATCCCTGGCACGAACAGGAGATCGGCGTAGGACTTATTCAGCCCTTCTAAAACGCTGTAGCAAGCGTAGTAGACTTTATAGCCGCAACCGTCGTGCCGTTGCTGTTTTTGCTGTACTGCTACATACAGCAGCCTTTCGACCGCATTCACGATACAATAACATAAGGGGCTTGTCAACATTTTTTTCAATAGCCGAAAATGGAAATTACGAGTAGCAACAGGAGTAGCAACGCGGCGGTTTTTTTAGATATTTCAGAATACTTTAATCTGACGAAAATGCCCTAATTTAGCGCATTTTTAGCGTTTCACGCACATAGAAAGGCAATCTTGAAAAGAATGGCATTCAAGAGGTCAGCGGTTCGATCCCGCTTATCTCCACCAAGAAAAAACCTTGAAACTGTGCGGGTTTCAAGGTTTTTTCTTTGCCTTTTCGATGATTGGAATTGTGATCGAGTGGCAACGGAGTAGCAACGTGATTTTTGGTTTTTGGGTGACGTAAGCGCCGCTCAAGAATTTTTCAATAGATTTTCGGAACGCGAACCCGGAGACTGAAAATATTTTTAGATGGCGTTTGTGATCTTTTTGAGGTCTGTAAGGTCTACGTCCTGATAGTAGGCGAGCATCTGCTCCGAGGCGTGGCCTATCAGCTCCTGCTTGTCCTTGGACGGAGCCTCGACGCGCTTCATCAGCGTGGCGAAGGTGTGGCGGCAGCTATGTGGTGTGAATTTGCGGCGCTGAACGCCGCCTCCGATTGTGACAACGGGATTTTCTATGCCTATCTCTTCCAAGGCGGCGCACATGGCTTTATTCAACGAGTGATTATTGAGGCGGTTCCCTGTTTCTTTGTTGGGAAACAGGGGGCCGCTTTTTTTGTTTTCCGCCAAGTCTCTGATGATCGTGGCTATCTTCGGCGATATCGTCACGGTACGGTTTGTGCCTGCCTCCGTCTTGCTCCCGCCGATGATGCAGCCACGCTCCGCATCATAATCCGTCACGTCCAGCTCGCAGAACTCCGTCGGGCGAAAGCCGAGGTAGATCATGCAGTAGATATAATCGGCGTAGTCCACCGTACCGATGGCTTCTCGTATCTGATCGATCTGCGCGGGCGTGAAGGACTCACGGGCGGCGGCGGCGTCACCCTCTACGATAAGGAACTGAGCGAGATTGAGGTTTTCGGGAACCACCTTTCGCGGGATGCCGTACTTATAGACCAAACCGCAGACAGCTTTCATATTCTGCCTTGTGCGCTTGCCCTTGCCGCATTCGTCCACGCATTCTTGAAGATCATCTATATCGATATCCTCCATCTTCAGACCCCACAATGGGCGAAAGCCCTTGAATGCCGCCTTGTAGCAGTTAAGCGTCCCCTTGCCTGCCCGATGCGTGGGGAGCCAACGGTCATACAGCGCCTTGAACGTGATGGTCTCGCGCTTCCTGGTTGTAGTCTGCTGAAGCTCGGCAATGGCGGCCACGGCGTCCTTCTTCTTCTCGCAGACGCGGGAGGCCGTCAGCTTGTGCTGCTTGCCATCCTCATCGAAATAGTAGCCCTTTATCACAACGGCCTTGTACTTCCCACTTGGGAGCTTGTAGACGCTTCCCTGCCCGTTTCCACGCTTTGTACGGGTAACGGGCTTTGCGCTTTGCTTCCACCCGCAGAGGGCGCAATAGGGCGCGTCCGGCGCTTCCTTGTTGCATTTGACGCAGATCATATCGTCCTTTCCGCCGCCATTCGTGGCGGCTTTTTTTATTGGTCGAGTTCGCGGATAACCATTTTGGCTATGCCTAAAACCTTGCAATGCTCCAGCTCTTCCCCGCGGATCGTGACGGGTGGGAAATTTGGGTTTATCGGGCGGAGGGTCATCCAATCCTCACCTTGGACGTATTCTACACGCTTCAACGTGCCGCATTCGTCCCCGTAGATCACAACGCCGACCTGACCGCTACGATCCATCGTGTCCTGCCGGAATACGAGAACGTGATCGCCCTCCTGATAATCCGGGTACATACTGTTGCCTTTTACGCGGAGGACGAAATATTCCTGCGGTTCATGTCCGCGAAGATACGAGCGCGGGATCTCGATGCTGTCCCCCGTCCAATCCTCGTAGGCTATGCGCTCATATCCTGCGGCAACGCCTCCGATGACAGGCATCTGCACGGTATCGTCGGCTATCTCAGGGGTAATAAAATAGTTGCGGCCCACGGTTGGAGGCGGCGTCGGATCATCGGTCTCACCGTGAAGCCATTCCAACGCAACATTAAACACGCTTGCAATCTTATAATCATAATCTTCATAGCTGCGGTTGCGCCCAGCGATCCAATCCGAAACGACATTACCGCTTTTCAGCCCGATCTTTTGAGCAAAATCCTTTTTTGCCCCGTGAACATAATCACCGTTAGGTTTGCGTGGGATCAGTGATAAGATACGCTCCAACAAAATATCCATAGTATAGTCCTCCCTTATGCCTTGAAATTCGTGTGATTGTGTGCTAATCTTTTATAAACACATAATTGCACCACAAAAGAGGGGGACAGAAGATGATTGAAGTCAAAATCATCCATATAGTTGTGCTTGGGATCGCTTGCATCAGCTTCGGCTTTGCCCTATGCAATTTCCTTTGGGCTTTTTTAAATTATCGAAAAGCCTTATTTAAGAAAAAGCGTCAAAACCGTTGCGATAAGCGTTAAAAGCGCGACAGCAAGAGTGAAAACTGCTATCAGTAAGCTTGTTTTAGCACCTTTTTGTGTATCTTGGCTTTGCTTTTGCACTTCTAACAACAGTTTTTCCAGCCGCTCAATCTGAGCCTTTGACTGAGCTTCTGCCCTGTCAGCCGCCGTCGTTACGTCATTATTCCATCCGAACAATTATTTTCACCTCACAAACCCTGCCAAATGGCAGGGTGTTTTTTTGTGCAAATATACAAAAACACACAAATATGATTTTTACTATTGCAAATCGCAAATTCATGTGCTTTAATATAGACGCAGGCTGATTTTGGCAACAAAAAGCCGACCCCTCCAAGAGCGGTTTTTCAAAATGTGTTGTGGCAAACTCATTGTAACACCGCTCTTGTGAGGTGTCAAGAATGAAAACTCATATAAAGGTGAAATTCTCGTTTTGTGCTACGCTCAAAACGAATGATTTGTCCTTGACAAATCATTATGGAGTATTCGCCGCGAAAGGAGTTGAGAATGTGACACTTATCGAAAGAAGAATGGCTCTTGATATGACGCAGAGCGAGGTCGCCAAGAAGCTCGACGTAGATCAGAGCGCCGTGAGTGGTTGGGAGAGTGGACGGACGAAGCCTGTGGCAAAGCATAGACGCAAGCTCTGTGAGCTGTATGGCTGCACCCCCGAAGAACTGCTTGCGGAGGACAACGGGAAGGTGGCGGGTCAATGACGCTTGAAGAAATCAAAGCATCGGACGCGGTTTTTCTGTTGGCATCCGACGTGGCTCCCGTCCTCGGCTGCAACCCGCATTTCATCCGCTGTGCGGCACGGGAACGGCAGGAGCTGTTGGGTTTCCCCGTGACCGTGCTTGGGTCGAGGGTGCTGATCCCCCGCAAGCCGTTTCTTGCTTTCATCGGGGAAAGCGGTGAAAAGGAATGAACGGCGCGGCAGAGGCGAAAGCATCCAGGCAGGCGGAGAACACCTTATATCGGCGCGAAAACAGGGCTTTCTTCCGAGGCATGGAACGCTGTACGGAGTGCGGGGCGAAGGACGCCTTTACGATGAACGGGCGCTGGCGCTGTGCCGAGTGCGCCGAGAAAGCGAACGAGTACAACAGCGACTATTACAAGCGAAACGCCGACGGCATCCTCGGCAATCGGAAAGCGCTTCGGAGCTACCGCCGTGAAAACCATCTTTGTACCGAATGCGGCAGACCGCTTTCTCCGACTTATTCTTTTGCAACCTGTGAGGGCTGCCGAGCGGCGAACCGTCGGAAACGCGAACGGCTCCGGCGGGAGCATGGCGTGATCCCGCGCTCCGAATGGCGGGAACTCGGCCTGTGTATGCGCTGCGGCGCTCCGCGAATGCACGGGTGGCTTTCGTGTGTGGACAAGGAGATCGAGCTGTGCGAAAAGTGCTACTGCGAGAGCGCCGAAGGACTTGCCAAAGGGCGCAAAAACTTTATGAAACAGCATGGTATGAGCTACGGAACTTTTGCTTATGAATATGAAAACTTTATCCGGCACGGTTCCCAAAAAGACAAGTTAAAGGAGGAACAATGAAAGCATACAAGGGGTTTGACAAAGATCTGAAATGCCGAGGGTTCCAGTATGAGGTCGGAAAGACCTATGAGACAGACAAAGCGGAGTTGTGCGAGACGGGCTTCCACGCCTGCGAGGCTCCGCTGGACGTATTCACATACTATCCACCGACAGAGGGGCGCTACTGCGAGGCAGAGCTGGAGGACGTGAGCGAGGAGAGATCCGGCGACAGCAAGCGCGTTGGGAAGAAGATCACCATCGGCGCGGAAATCGGGATTCCAGGGCTTGTGAAGGCCCATGTGGAATGGGTCAAGGAGCAGTGCGATATTGAAAGATCCAACGGTGGCAACGGGGCCAAGCAGGTCGGTGGCGACTGGGCCAATCAGGTCGGTGGCGACGGGGCCAATCAGGTCGGTGGATACAGGGCCAATCAGGTCGGTGGATACAGGGCCAATCAGGTCGGTGGCAACGGGGCCAATCAGGTCGGTGGCGACTGGACCAAGCAGGTCGGTGGCGACTGGACCAAGCAGGTCGGTGGCGACGGGGCCAATCAGGTCGGTGGCAACGGGGCCAAGCAGGTCGGTGGCAACGGGGCCAATCAGGTCGGTGGCAACGGGGCCAAGCAGGTCGGTGGCGACTGGACCAAGCAGGTCGGTGGGAAAAATGCTATTATGCTCGCCGGTAATAAGAGCAAATTTAAGGCTGGGTTGGGAAGCCTCGTCGTGCATTACGTCAGAAACCGCGACGGCGCCATTAAGGAATTTAAGGCCGCCATCGTTGACGGCGAGACGATTAAGGCCGACACCTGGTACACGCTCAAAGACGGCGAGTTCGTGGAGGCACAGGAATGAGTGACCGATTACTTCACGCTCTTGAGGATCTGGCGGCCATGATCCTGGTGGTGATACTCGGCGCACTCGTCTGCACCGCAGTGACACGGGCGTACCCGGCAATGGAGCCTCTGAGCGACGTGCGTTTGGAGGACGCGGACGCAGGGCGGCTGCCTACCATCGAGCGCGTAGCGACAGCGCCGACGCCGAGGCTGCCGGAGCCGCCGAAGGATGCAGCGGACGGATGGACGTACCTGGGGCGCTACCGTGTTTCGGGCTACGATATCTGCGCGGAGTGCTGCGGAAAGACGGACGGCATCACGGCCTCCGGCGCGGAGGCGACGGTAGGACGGACGTGCGCCGCGAACGGGCTGCCGTTTGGCACCCGGCTCTGGATCGAGGGCCTGGGCGAGCGCGTGGTAGAAGACAGAGGCGGCATGACCGGGCAGCATATCGACGTGCTCTGCGCGGATCATGCGGAGTGCTACGCGATCACGGGGCAGTACGACGTATATCTGATCGGGAGCGGAGAAGATGAAGCGTGAGAGCAGAAGCATGAACGGGTATTTCTTCCGACCCGCGTTTTGGGCGCTCGCGGCTCCCGCTTTCAAGTGCTTGGACTGCGGAGAAGTATTCCAAACACCCGTTGAGTGGGTGGAAGCGCACGGCTTTAAAACGGGGCCGTATGAGCGCAGGGCTGGCTGCCCCGCCTGCGGAGGGGCTTTTGAGGAAGTCGATAATCTGGACGATTGGAGGGAAATCATTGGCGAACAAGAAGAATAAACTCGTTTTCTGCAAGGCCGACCCCGATGAGAGCTTCGGGCTTCCGAAGAGCATTCCGCAGGTCGAGAAGGAAGCGCGGGAGCTGGGGCTGAGCTACGGCAAGTACGTCTACGGCGTACACGTCACGAAGGACGACATCGAACGTGCCAAAAAGCGCAGGCGTGAGATCGCCGCCTACGATAAGCGGATGGAGGCGTGTCTCAGGGCAAGCCGCGCCGGGATGCGCGGGGTACGGTCTCCGAAGTCAAAGGGGACAAACGCAAGACCGCACAAGGGCGGCAAGCCGCCTGTCAGGGTGCAGCGGCTCGGCGCGGACGGCGAGATCCTTGCGACCTATGATAGCGTCTCCGACGCATCACGGACAGTCGGAACGCCCGCGTCGAGCATCACGGCAGCCTGTGTCTACTACAGGAAAAAGACGGCCGCTTTGGCAAACGCGGCATCTGCGGACAAGGCCCCCGCGGGCTTTCGCTGGCGCTACGCGCCGAACGGGGAGGACTGAAAATGCTGAAACGGCTGCACTTCGAAGACCGTGAAAGTTGGCTTGCCGGACGCGGGCAGGGCATCGGAGGCTCCGATGCCGCCGCCGTCGTGGGTATGTCCCCGTGGATGAGTCCCGTCGAGCTGTGGAAGATCAAGATGGGTATGGCGCGGCAGAAAGACCTCACGGGCAACGCCGCCGTGGAGCAGGGGACCCGCATGGAGCCGATACTGCGCGAGCTGTACGCGAAGCTGCATCCAGAATACCGCATAGAATACCACCAATTCGACATTTTGTTTCAGGAAGAGCGGCCTTGGCTGTGCGTGACGCTTGACGGTGAATTGCTTGCCGAGGCTGGGAGGCGCGGCATCCTGGAGATCAAGACCGCGACGCCGGGGGCGAAGTGGAGCCAATGGAAGGACGGAGCCATGCCACAGAACTATTATTGCCAAGTGCTTCATGCCCTGCTTGCCACGGGCTACGACTTCGTGCGGTTGTACGCCTGCCTCTACTCACAGAACGGCGATATGACGCTGACGGAACGCGAGATCGAACGGACGGACGTGATCGATGACATGAACTGGCTGCTGAACGAGGAACAGCAGTTTTGGAAGGGCTACGTTGATCGCGGCGTCATGCCGCCGATGCGTTTGGTGCTGTAATCGGAAGGAGGATATTCAGAGGAACATGAGACTTTACGTTGCGGGGAAGATCACGGGGAACGAAAAGTACAAAAAGCAGTTTATCAGCGCGACCGTGAAGCTTATCAGGCAGGGACATACGGTTCTCAACCCGGCCTTTCTGCCAGGTGACATGAACAACACGCAGTACATGGGCGTCTGCGTACCGATGTTGCTCGCGGCTGACGGCATTTATCTGCTCGACGGCTGGGACAAGTCGCCTGGGGCGCTTATTGAGGTGCAGATCGCCCGCTATTGCGGGAAGAAAGTTTATTACGAATGGGAGGCCGATGTCATTGGCGATGAAGAATGAGGTCAACTTTGAGGTCGCGCAGGAAGCGCTTGCCGTGGTGCGGAACACGGAAATCACGGCGAACTTCGACGAATGCCGCGCCGCGCTGACGGAAATGATCGCGCCCTACACGTCGGTCATCGTCACGGAGGACGGCATTGCCGAGGCGAAGAAGGACAGAGCGAAAATCCGCAAGGTCGCGGATCGCGTTGACGAAATGCGCAAGACCGTGAAGAAAGCCTACACGGAGCCGCTTGCCGCGTTTGAGGCGAAGTGCAAGGAGCTGGTCGCCATCTGCAAGGAGGGCAGTGACAACCTTGACGCACAGGTGAAGGCTTTTGAGCAGCGCGAGGCCGACGAGAAACTTGCGAAGCTCCGCGAGGAGTACGAGCGCTACGGAAGCGGCGAGGCGCGGGACTACTGCCCCTGGGAGCGCATCGTCAATCCGAAGTGGGCGAACAAGGGATTTTCCTTTGAGACCGCCGTTGGTGAGATCCACTACGCGCTCGACGAGACCGCCGACAGCTTGCTTTCCATCCGCACGATGGGCGGCGAGGACACGGCCTATCTGTTGGACTATTACAAGGACAGCCACAACATTGGGCGCGTGATGCGGAAGGCCGGAGAACTGAAGGAAGCCCGCGAACGCGAGGAACGGCGGCGCGTGGAAGAAGCTGCGCGGCGGCCGCGGATTGAAGAGGAACGGCGCAGGCGCGAGGAGGAAGCGGCGCGGGCGCATACCTCGGAAAGCTGGGCGGAGCCGGAGGAAAGCGCGGAGCCGGAGAGCGAAGAACTGCTGACCGTCAGCTTCCGCGTGGAATGCACAAGGGCGCAGCTTTCGGCGCTTGCCGCGTTTCTGCGGGCGAACGGTATACGCTACGGAAGGGCGGTGTGACTTCTATGACGCTTGCGGAGAGCGCACGGGGGGCTGTGATGCCGTGGGACAGCATCGACGCGGAAACCGACCTCTTTGAGAGGCTTCCACAGCAGAAAATCGAAATCTGCCTGATGTGCGAGCACAGCGCGGCGTATTGCGACGTTTGCGGTGATTGGAACGCCAAAAAGCGCGGCAGACCGCGCAAGGAGATCGACCGCGAGCTGCTGCGGGAAGCCATGAAGCTCAGAAGATGCAACCGTGAAATGTGCGCGGCTCTGAACGTGAGCCGCGGGACATTGATTAAATACAAAAAGGAAATGGAGGAAACCACAGCATGAAAGTAACGAATACCCTGACGAAAAGCAAAAACAACAGCAAAGATGACAAGAAGCCTTTTTCCGTGCAGATCCGCGGGAACGCGCTACAATCCCTTATCCGCGCCTCCGTCCCTACGGCGGCGGACGCCGCGAGGCTGACCGCGACGCTGATCTCCGCGGTCTCGACCAACGAAAAGCTGCGGGAGTGCGACCCATTCACCACCGTTGCCGCCGCTCTGCGCGGGGAGGGCATGGGGCTGACCTACGGGGTGGACTATCACCTTGTTCCCTTTGGGGACAGGGCAAGTTACATTATCGGTTACAAAGGTCTGCTTCACCTGCTGATCGCCACGGGCGAGGTCGCGGACACCAACGCCATCGTCGTGCGCGAGGGCGAATACAAGGGGCGGAATAAGCGGACCAAGAGACCTGAGTTCGATTTCTCCGTTTACGAGACGGAGGACGAGGAAGAGAACCACCCCATCGTCGGCTATTACTTCTACGTTGACCTCAAAAACGGCTATTCCGCCAGCGAGTTTATGCGCGTCGGTGACATCGTACTCCACGCGCAGCGGTATTCCAAGAGCTTCGACATCGACGATTACCGCAAGTTCAACAGCGGTGAGCTGACCCCCCAAGAGGCCGAGCACCTGAAGGAAAAGTCCCCGTGGTACGGAAACTTTGATCTTATGGCGAAAAAGACCGTGATCCGCAAGCTGCTGAACAGCGGCTTTGTACCCTTGGCCAACAACGCCCAGCTCCGCCGCGCTCTCGACGAGGACGGCGAGGCCGGCGAAGGGGATATTTTCATTCCCGACGTGCCCGCCGCCGCAGGGCGTGAGGAGGTCATTGAAGTAACGGCGTCGGAAGTGACCGAAGCCGCCGAGGCCCCAGAAAACACGCCCGCGAGCGCAGAAACCGAGAAGCCTGCACCCGAAAAGGAGTCCGTGCGCAGAGGCAGACCCGCAAAGGCCATCGACGTGACGCCTGACGAGGACGATCCCGTTGCCAGCTTTTTCGGAGAGTGACGCGGTATGAGCATCTTTTCGACGAAAGAGAAGGACGGGACGCTGAACATCCTTTTTACGGGCAAGCTTCCGCGTGACCCTGAACTTCGGGAAACGGCAACGGGCGATAAAGTGCGCTTTTCTGTCGCTTACGGGAAAAGCAAGTACATGAACGTGGAAACCTGGGCGGACAGCGGCGCGGGCAGGATGGCCGGATATCTCGAAAAGGGCGATCACGTCCTTGTGGCGGGCGTTTTTCGCACCCATGAGTACAACGGAAAGACCTACGAGAACGTGGAGGCCGATTTTATCACCGTTATGTCTCATATGATGCCCACCGCTTCCTCCACAAGCCCGTCCGTGGAACAGGCGCAGGCCCCGAAGCCCGGAGAGGCTTGGGAAGAAGCGGACGACTCGGAACTTCCGTTCTGATATAAAAAAAGGAGTGGACAAAATGACTGAAACAAGCATTCTGGAAATGAGCCAAGGCGCGATTTTGGAGCGCGTGAACTACGAAATGCGCCGTATCATCGACAACATCATGGACGTGAACACAAAGGCGGCGGCCAAGCGCAAGCTGACCGTGACCTTGGAACTGACGCCGGATGACGAGCGGCGCACCATCATGGTTCACACTACGGCCAAGAGTACCCTCGTGGCGTAAGTCTTAAAACGATGGTGGCGATCAAGCCCCGCGTTATGCTGACGCCCTATCGAACATTCCTCGAAGTTGAACAGCCGACAAGCGAATTTCTTCTTCGGCTCAACGACGAAGGAGAGGTTGGACTTTTTGAGGCCGACGGCGGTATGTGGGCGCTGACTGCAAAAGACCGCATTGCCGCTTATTTTGAGGAGAAACTGTGTGATCTCATCGAAAGCGGCTGTGTGGTTGTTTTGCGCTGATTTTTTATAATCCCGTGCGGCAAAAGGCGGTGAAACGATGGGGGCAAACCTGGGCGGGTATATCCGCGGCCCGTGGTGGCGGTATCAGGAGGGCGACGATGAAAAGACGCGGCGCTGCTTCGTGATCGCATGGGGCAACATCGTCAAGCAGCCGAAGGACAGCTTCAAGGACCTGCGCTGCGTCAAATTCGTCATCAAGACGGGGCGCGGCGCAGGCCGAAACGAAAAGCACCTTGTATGCGCCGGGTACGGCGACACGATCAACACCATCGTTATGCAGGCGATGGAGAAGGGGGATGTGGTGCTCGTTTTCGGGACGTGGACGGAAAAAGTCAGCAAAACGAAAAAGGGCATCCATCCCACCTACGAATGCCGCGTGAATTTCATCGTCCCGCAGGCGCTTGTCGGCTTCCTCTTCGACTTGTCCGCCCTGCCGCAGTTGCAGGAAATGATTACGGAACGGGCAAACGAGGACGCCGACGTGTGGGAGAGTGACGATTGAAGGAACTGAAGGGAGAACGCTATGCCGAGGCCGAAAAAGAAAGGACTTGATTATTCGCCTTGGGACACGAATATCTTTGAGAATGACACGAAGATTGATGAACTGATCGACGCACAGGGATGGTCTGGATTTGCCGTTTACTTTTATCTTTGTCAGAAAGCTTATGCGTCGGACGGGTTCTTTTACCGTTGGAGCTATGCCAATGCGGCCACTACAGCGCGTAGGATGGGCGGTGGCATCGGGTCCGAAACTGTGAAGCAGGTTGTTTCCGTCTGCTTGCGAATTGGGCTTTTTGATAAAAGGCTATTCGACGAGGCGGGCGTGTTGACGAGTAAGGGAATCCAACGCCGATACATGAGTGCGACAGGGCGAAGAAAACCGCATGATTTTGACGAAACCCTTTGGCTTTTAGGGGACGACGAGGACGTTTCCGAGGTTAATGTATACAATAATACCTTAAATGTATGCAATAACCCCTATAACAGCGACAATAATTCCCCTAAAACAAAAGTAAATAAAACAAAAGAAAACAAAACGAAAGAAAACAGCAGCAACGCGCCCGCGCCTGTGCGGGAGGAGTTATTATCCCTTGTCTCGTTTTACGAACAGGGGGCGGGAACCTTCGCAACGCCGTACTTCGGAGAGTCCCTGACGCATTTTGAGGGCTTGCTTGGCTATGATGTCGTGAAGCACGGCATTGAAGCGGCTTTCAACGAGGGGAAAACGACGCCGAAGTATATCCTCGCCATCCTTCGCCGTTATGAGCAGGAGGGCTTGGACACGTTGGAGAAGGTGGAACGCTCGGAACGGCAGTTTGAGCGAGACCAGCAGCGGCGCGGGAAAGGCGGCGGCACTGCGGCGTCAAGGAGCGTGAAGAAGCCGGAGGAGTACAGTAAGGGGGGATTTCTCGATGATGACGCAGTATAGCAGCCTCGTCTCTGAGCAGATAGAGGCGCTTGCGAGCCGCGTCCCGGAGAGGCAGGAAAACGATTTCGAGAAAGACGGCATCCTTTTCTGCGGCGAATGCGGTGAACCGCGGCAGGCGTGGATCGATTGGCTCCCTGACGAGAACGGCGTTTCGGAAAAGCGGCTCGTCCCCGTGATGTGCCGCTGTGAGCAGGAGCGCTACGAGACTGAGAAAGAGACGTTTCGCAGAGAGCAGTTCAGGATGAAGCTTCGCGCCATGCGCGAGGCTTACGGCCTTTCCGCCGTCGGTACGGAGAGCATACGGTTTTCGCAGGACGACGCGCCGAATACGCCAATTGCGCGGACTTGCCGAAAATACGCGGCCAAATGGGACGAAATGAAGCAGGGCGGCGTCGGGATCGTCTTTTTCGGGAACAAGGGGACGGGAAAGACCTTTTACGCGGCCTGCATCGCCAACGAGATCACGGAAACGGAGACGGTTTATACGCTCGTCGTTACGACGGCGACGCTTGTGGAGGCCATGCAGGGGAAACAGGCAAGGGCGGAGATCATCGAGCATTTGAACCGTTTCTCCCTGCTTGTGTTGGACGATCTTGGTGCGGAGCGTGAAACGAGTTACGGCGGCGAAGTGCTTTACAGCGTGATCGACGCCCGCTACCGCTCCGGCCTGCCGCTGATCGTGACGACCAACATGGACGTGAAAGACATGGAGCGCGAGGAGGACCCGATGCGCAGCCGCATCTATGACAGGGTTTTGGAAATGTGCGCCATACCGCTTGAGGTCGTGGGCGAAAGCCGCAGAAACGGCCTTGCAGAGCGGAGGCGCGAGTTGGCAAGGGAAATCCTGGGAGGGAAGAGCCGTGCGTGATTACATGATCGAAAGGCGCAGCCTTACGCGCCTTCCCGCCGAGAAGTCACCCTGCCGCTTTGAGCACTTCGACAACGCAGCGCGGAAAATGAAGTGGTGCAAGCCGGACGTTATCTGCGGCTACAACTGCGCCTCCTGCGGATGGAACCCAGCGGAAATCGAGAGGCGCTTCCATGAGGGGTATACGGAGACCGTATATTCCGTCAAAGACCCTGAAACCGGGAAAATGGTTTATAAGCCGAACGGAATACAGCGGCTCCGCTTTCCGCGTGGAGCGGCCAAGAATACGTCCACGGAAGGGGGCGGTGCGTATGGCGATACAGACGAAGGACTTGCCGGAGTGGGCGCAGAAACAGATCCTTCGGAAGCTGGCTGAACAGCAGGCCAAGAGAGCCGCAGCGGAAGCGCCAAGAGAGAAGCAGGCAAAAAAGAGGAAATACCGCAACGTGCCAACGACCGTGAAAAGCGGTGAGGGCGAGCTTCACTTCGACAGCCGGAAAGAGGCGGAACGCTATGAGACCTTGAAGCTGCTGCTGACTGCCGGAGAAATACGCGATCTCCGCTTGCAGCAGGACTTTACGCTGATCGAGGCATACACGACGCCAGACGGGAAGCGGGTGCGGGCGGAGCGCTACCGAGCGGATTTCACCTACTATACCCGTGACGGGCAGTATGTCGTCGAGGACATAAAGGGAGGTTCTGCGACAAAGACGAAAACTTATGAGATCAAGAAGAAACAGATGCGGGACAAATACGGCATAGAGATCACGGAGGTCTGAGACGGATTGCCGCGGGCCTGCGGTCTGCGCAACGACAAAAAGGGGAGAAAGACGCGCATGGGGACGAGAAAACCGCCGGACACGTTTCCGGCAAGACTGCAATATCTGAGAGAGAAACGCGGCATCAGCAGGCTTGTCCTCGGCGAGCTTTGCGGCCTGTCCAAAAACGTGATCGCGCTCTATGAAAGGGGCGAGGGCAATCCCACCATGTCCTCACTCCTTGCGCTTGCCGATTTCTTTGAAGTTACCGTTGATTTCCTGATCTGCCGCGAAAACACAAAATAGATGACGTATTCCCATTATATTGGGAATTGCTGCCGATAAACGGGGTATCATTACGATGCTGTGTTAGGCTTCCTTCCTCAATACCCTTTACCCCAGAAACCGTCGCGCCGCTGAACACGGCGCGGCGATTTCTTTTTTTCAGGCGGTGAATACATGGACGATAAAATCAGCAGAGAAATATGCTACGGCAGGCTCGCGCAGACAATCGGCCCCGACCTGGCGCTTTACTGTATGTGCGCCGTTTTTGACGTTGCTTACGAGCCTGAGAGCGACGCGGGAAGCTGGACGGTCTATGCCGACGCCATTGGGGAAAGCACATTCGCGGACGGAGAGAAGGACGTGAACGCTGCTATATTGGCGGGGCTTCCGTCTCAGGAGCGTTGGGCGACGCTGTGGGGCGACGATTACACGGAGAGCGACTACCGACAGCTTGACGATCTGTACCGCACAATGACCTCACAGCTCGACGCCACGGGAGGCATCGACAGGCAGCAGGACGATACGGCCCGTACCTGCGCGATGATGGCCTTGCAGCGCAACAAGCTCATCCGCAAGGCGGACAAGGACTCTGTGGCGATGGCAAAGCAGCTTGACGCCATGATCCGCGACAACCTCAAGGACTCTAATATGCGGAAGGCCGATATCCTTCCCTCGGCGCAGCAGAGACCGGACGGCTTCGTGGACGCGCTGCGGAAAAAGTTCGGTCTCACGATGGAAATGACGAAGGACGACGTGATGCAGGCGTTTTTTACCTGGTGCAGAAGCAAGCATTACCCTGAGACCGTGGACGCGGAGGAACACGCGATGATGGCGATACTCCGCACGATGCAGAAAAACGACGATCTGCCGGAGTCCACGGAGCTGCCGGAAGACTTCGACTTCGGGCCTTATGAAGCGCAGTTCGAGAAAGAGCCTAATCAGACGGAAACGGACGTGTATGACTATCTCGGCCTTGTGCGCGGTGAGTATCACGGGGACGGTGAGAACTGATGGGCGAGAAAAAATATACCGTTTATTGTCATAAGACCCCGAGCGGTAAAAGGTATTTCGGAATAACAGGCAAAAAAGTGTCTGAGCGGTGGGCTTATGGACGAGGATATGAGACTTGCTCCGCATTCAAAAAGGCGATAGACAAATACGGTTGGGATAACATCGAACACATCGTGCTGTACGAGGACCTAACAAAAGAAGAGGCAGAAAGCATAGAACGTACTCTGATTGCGGAGTACAAGACTACAGACAAAAATCACGGGTATAACATTCTTCCGTATGGGAATATAGCAAAATGTAAAGACGTTCCAAAGGAAGTCAGAGACCGTGCAACAGTAGAACGCACAAAAGTGGGGAGAGAGCAAACACCTGAGTCCATAGCAAAGGCGCTTGAAACAAAGGTGAAAGTTGGAATTATAAAGCCGATTCTTTGCTATGAAACGGGAGTGATTTATCCGAGCCTTTCTGAAGCGGCAAGACAAATGGGACTGACGGGGTGTACACCGATAATATTGGCGATTAGGAATCCGTCTCACACAGCCGCCGGTTATCATTGGTGCTATTTGGAAGACGCTGAATCGTTTGAGCCGGAAATCAACAGGGCATATCGACCTGTAATAAACATAGATACCGGCAAAAAATACATCAGTATTAACGAGGCAGCAAGAGATACTGGGGTAAATGCCGCAGGGATAGTTCTGACGTGCGAGGGTAAGCGCAGGAGGTCAGGTGGATATGCCTTTTGTTACGAAGAAGAATACGGGACTTTCGTGCCGATGAAAAAGTATAAAAGGCGGAAACCTGTTAGGAACAAGAAAACAGGAGAAGAATTTGCCAGTGCAACAGAAGCAGCGAGGAAGTACGGGTACAGCGATACATCAATCGCAAGAGTCTGCAAGGGGATACGCAAAACGGTTCATGGCGATGTATGGGAATATGTTGATTTGAAAGATGCCGATGTTAATACAGGAATTAGTCACAAGCCTATACAAAACGCTGGGATTCCGCGTGCTGTTATCAATGTAGAAACATTGGAACGATACGAGAGCGTTAGTGAGGCGGCGAAAGCAACGGGCATCCAACGGCGTAATATTGGAAAGTGTTGTGTAAATCACCACTATACTGCCGGGGGCTTTCACTGGAGGTATGCCGAAGAGGTGATGGAATAATGGGCGCTCATAGACGGGACTATGTGTGGACGGGGGCAGACACCGGATGGCAAAAAAAGCGCAGCCAGCGCGACGCGGAATATGACAATTTTGGTGACGGGCTTCCTTATCTGATCGCCCTTTTCCGCTTTTTCCCCGACTTCCTCCTCGATCTGTTTCACTCCGAAAGCGCGGACTTTGATCTCAGCTTTATCCAGCGCGTTTTCCTGCGGATCAACGCCAATTACGACAGCGTTGACATTACGGCCTGCCGCGGCGCGACGAAATCCTACTGCCGACAGGCGGGCGGCTATACGGACGGGCTTATGTGGCCGGGGGAAACGACGGCGGTGGCGGGGCCAAGTCTGAAACAGACGGCAAAGATCGCAAGCGACATCCACAAGCAGCTTGAAAACAACTATCCTGGGCTGACGGCGCTTTATACCGTCGAGTCTGACGGCGCGGATCGCTTCGTTGTCTCCACGAGCTACGGGAGCCGAATCAGCATAGACAACAAGCGCGGTTCTACGGTTTACCGCGCTACGGCGGAGGAAACGGCGCAGGAGGAGCCGCCGCCCTTCGACGCGGAAAACTACGCGAAGGTCGTTATTCCCGCCGTGCGAGGCGAATACCGTGTGAACGGCCTGCAAAGCCCCGCCTATCACTATTTCCGAAAGGACAGCATCACGTCCGCCGGACGCAGGCAGCAGTACGCCTACGAGACGCGCAAGGAGCACAGACGCATGATGGCGAGGGGGAAGAGCGCTTACGTCATCGACGTGCCCTACGACGTGATCCTTTTGGAGCAGATGCGCCCTGTTGCCTGGGCGGAAAGCATACGGAACGAACTGACGGCGGCGCAGTGGATGCGCGAGATGGAAAGCATCTACTCCGGCTCGGACAAGAACCCCATCATCCGCGACGAGGTGCTGACGGAAAGCCGCTCCCTCCTTCTCATGGAGGAACATCACTGCTGCAAGGACAGGGATAATAAGCTGAAGCCCGAAGAAGTGATCTATATCGTCGCCTACGACGTGAGCTACCGCGACGCGAAGGCCAACGCGAAATGCGCCTGCGTGGTGGTGAAATGCACGAAGCAGGACGATTACTACCATCGGGACAAGTATCTCAAACAGCTTGTATGGCTGGAAGACTGGTCTCCCGCCGAAACGCCGACGCCCATCGCACAGGCGCAGAGGCTGCGGCGGATATGGAACCGTTTCTGCTTCGACAACAGCCAGACCTTTATCGTCATCGACGCAAACTCTTACGGCGACGGCGTACTCACAAGCCTGATGGGGCAGCCCATCGGAGGGGGCGTTCCGCTCTGCTGCTACAACCACCTTGATTATACGGGACTGGAATTGCAGGGTGCAATCCCGGTAATATATCCGGTCCGCGCAAGCAGTTATGGAGCAGACAAAGAAAGCGATATGGTGCTGAACGCAGAACTGCAATTCGAGCATTCCAACGTGCAGCTTCTGACGGGGAACACCAACGACGGCGTTGAGGCGTACAAAAAATACCACCGCATCAAGGACGACTCGATGAACTACAAGATAGCAAGACCGTATCTGAAAACGAACGAACTGATCGGGCAGATACAAAATCTGCGGGAAGAGCCGAGCGGTCAGGGAATACGCGAAAAGCGCATATCACAGCGTATTCAGCGCGATAGCTGGTCCGCGCTTAAATACGCCCTGCGCTTTGCCCAGCTATTGGAACGCATCAATTTGCAGCCGAGGCACAATCGTAGCGACTACGAAGAGCTTTTGAAGGACTTCCGCAAGATGGGCGTCGTGGTCGCGCCGAACGCGGGAAGCGGACGGCTTACGGGAAGAAGGGGAGGTCGTATCTATTGAGCGGGGAAAAGACGACGTGGCGGCTTTATGTGCTGAAGCCGGACTCGGACGGCATCATGGCGGCGGGGAAAGCGCGGTTTTCGCGGGCAAACGGGAAATACGCCCTAATCTACAGCGATAAGCCCGTTGAAAAGGGCGTTGAGATCGGGGAAAACGACCTTTGGCGTCTGAGCCGGAGCGAGACCGAATGGCTTGCCGCCTGTAACGTGGAGCTGCTTTTCGAGGACGCGCAGAAGCGGCAGGACGAGATACGCAAAAACCTTGCGGAGCGCATCAAAGCGCTTGAGGAAGAACTGAAAAAACAGGAAAACGCCTGAAAAAAACAGGACAAAACGCAAAAAACAGCGGTTTTTTCCCATTATATTGGGAAAATGCCGCTTTTTTTATGCTATCCAAAAAATGTAAACTGAAAAACTATGTTTGCAAAACGGGAAGGAGCGAAATCTGCGGATGGCAAGAACAGACCTCTACGCACAACTCAACAGCGTCGCGGCAGGCTCTTTCCCTGAGATATTTGGCAAATTCCGTGAGCTGTCGCAGAAGTACGGAAACATGAGCGCGGCAAAGCTGCTCTCCGCTTTCAATGAGGCGGGCGGCTTCGGAGGCATTGGCGGGATCGGCAATATGTACACGCCTAATCCCTATGTGCAGAACCGCCGCGTCAAGGCCATAGAGACGAGACCCGCCGACTACTCCAAGGATCAGGTGGCGGAGTTTATCAAGAAGCCGGACAGCAGTGAGCGCGAACTGCGGGCTGTGGAGAAGGGCCTTGAATACTTCGCCTATCCGATGCTCCACATCCGCACGATGTATCAGAACCTTCTCACCTACCATTCCTACGTTGCGCCGAACCTCACGGACAAAGAGGACGCGAAGCGCGACGACTTCTGGCGCGAATGGAAGCTCGTGGAGAAGCTGCGGCAGACCGTGAACCCGAAGGACAAGTGCCATGAGCTTTGCGGCCTCGCCTTGCAGCAGGGCAAAGTATTCGTAACGCCCCGCGTGAGCGTGGACAAGGCGCACAACAGCGTGAATTACGCTTTCTTGCAGCAGCTTCCGTCCGATTGGTGCAAGATCGTCGGCTACAACAACGTGAGCAAATACACGGTGGCCTTCAACCTCATGTATTTCTGTCAGATTGGGACGGATTGGCGGCAATTCGGCGATTTGCTGGAGCCTTACGTCGGCGCTTTTTACGATGCTCTGACGCCCGCTCCGAAGCTGGGGATCGACAGGCGCAAGGTCGTTTACGCGAAGCACACGGGGCTGGATCTCAGTCGCGTAAGGGCGGCGGCGCTGGACGGTGTTGAGGCTTACGCCGAAAACGGGCGCTGGTTCTATTGGGTCACGCTGCCCGTGGACAAGGTATTCGTCATCGAAGCGGACGATACGGAGCGCAACGTCATTCCCCCGTTTGCCGGAATGTTTATCGACCTCATCCAGCTTTCGCAGATGCAAGACATCCAGCTCAATCTTCTGCAAAATCCTTTGATCTCGTGTCTCGTCGGGTCCATACCGTACTGGGACAATCAGAACAGCAACGAGGCCGATCAATACAAGCTTTCCAACGCGGGACGGCTTCTCTTTGAGTCGCTGTGGTATCAGATGCTCGCGGCGAACAATACGGGCGGCATCGGCTTCTTCGCGGGTCCGTTTGAAAATATGCGCTTGGAAAGCCTGAATGAAGCGCCGAACGCCACGGAGATCATCTCCAGGGGCATGGAAGACCTCGGCGCGAAAACGGGCCTTTCGGCGATCATCCCCTCCACGTCCGAGGCAAGAGCCGGAGCCGTGCAGGTGAGCCTCGCAATCGAAAGCCGTATGCCGCAGACGGTGTACCGCGGCTTCGAGCGCATGATGAACGTCGTCATTTACGAGCTGAACCTCCGCTATGAATGGCGGTTTGCCATGTTTGGATCGCTCGCGGACGACGAGAAGCTGGAAAAGAGCCTGCGCGAAGATATGACCCTCGGCATCCTGCCCGCGACAATCGAGTACAACGCGCTCAAGGATCGTTCCATCCTGGACGATATCGCATGGAGCGACGCCGTTGTGGAAAGCGAATTGCTTGACCGCAGAATCCCTCTTGTCAGTTCTTATTCCGCGAAACAGGCGGACAGCGGCCTCCCCCCGAAGGGCGGCAGACCGAAGAGCGAGGGCGTGACCTCGGACGGCCAGGAGCAGGACATGGACAGCCCGACGCAATAGGGGAAAGGAAGTGAGCAACGTGCCGGAATACAGAAGCATACAGGGAGAACTGAAAGTCCTGCAAAGCGACAACGATTTCATCTTTCCCGTGGAGCTTTGGCTTCTGAACGATAAGGTGAACCGCAACAACTGGCAGTTCGTCAATCTTGAACAGCACAGGGCAAAGTGGGCAGGAAAGCCTATTCTGGTTGCTTACGTCAACGGCGGCAGAACGCCCGGAGACGGTCACAATCAGGCGACGCGGATCGACAGGAACGGAAAAGAGTATCAGTCCTTTACAGACGCGACCGCAGAGCGGATTTGCGGCGCGTTGAGCGATAAAGAAAGCGATATTCGCCTTGAAGAAAGGGACGGCGCTCTTTGGACAGTGGGGAGCGGGTTCCTGTGGGCGTGGTATTCGCACGAACTCTGCTTGCAAATCGCTGATGATGCGCGACAGGGGCGCAGCATGAGCGTGAGCATAGAAGCGCTTGTCACAAAAAGCCGCATGGAAGACGGCGTGGAAGTTGAGGAGTCGTATGAACCTCTCGGAGTAACGATCCTCGGACACGGCGCTGCGCCCGCAGTGGCGGACGCGCACATTGCGATGCTTACAGAGATCGGAAGCGAGCTGAATGAATTGAAATTGAGAGCCGCTTCCTATCTGAACAACGACAGCCATAACAAGCCGCAAAACGATTCAACGAAAAAAGGAGTTGAAAAAACCATGATTTTTTCCAAGGCACAGCTCAAGGAGCTTCAGGAAAAGGTCGGCGGTGATTACCGGGTGCTGGCCGCTTCCCGCAAGGACGGCGTGACCCGTGTGATGCTCATGCGCAAGAGCGACTTCACGTTCTGCTCCTACGAGATGGGCGTCGGCGAAGAGAACGTATATCCCGAAAAGTTCACGGCCTGCTCCGCGACCATCCGCATGGAGGCCGCCGAGGGCGATGAAGAGATGTGCGCCGAGGCCGGGGACGTGATCTGCGAAGAAGTTTCCTCCGCCAACTGCGAGAAGGACGCGCTCTGTGCCGAAAACACCCGCCTGTCCTCCGAGCTTGAGGAGACGAAGAACCAGCTCAACGCCATGCGCGAGTTCGAGACCAAGCGCCGGAAGACCGCCGCCGCCGAGCACGCCCGCAGCATCCTTGCCGCCTACAACGCCAACCGCAGTGAGAAGGTCGCGGACAGCGTGATCTCCGCCGTGGTTGCCAACGCCGAGAGCGGCGCTTACAACGCCGCTATGGACGCAGACGGCAACTGGATCGGCCTTGCCGCCGTGGAGAAGGACGTAAAAGCCCTCTGCGCCGACGAGCAGATGAAGCTGGACGCCAAGCAGAACGGCAAGACGCAGTTCGTGTGGGCGCGTCTGAGCGAAGGAAACGGCGCGGACGACGGTTCCCCCGCCGCCCTGCTCGCCTCCCTGTAATAACGGAAAAGGAGTGAAAAACAATGGCTTTTATCGCAAATACCGCGTTTGAGGCGCGGCTTACCAACCATATGTACGATCAGCGGGCCAACGTAGCCGGTCAGTATCAGGTCCTCGGCGCCGCGGCTGACTGCTCCGCCGGTATCCTCTGCGTGAGAAGGGGGCTGATCCCCAATCAGGCGTTCGACGATCCCAACGGGACCCGCGTGTACAACGAGAACACCTGGTACTTCGAGGCCGCCCCCGACAGCGTGACGGCTGACGATGTGATCTATGCCTGCGACCCGCACGACTGGCCGCTTATCACTGCCCCGAACGGCAACGTCTACGCCGTCGGCACGGAAACCCTCGGCCTCGGCATCCCCGCCGGACGCTTCGGCAATTTCTGCCGCGTCGATTTCGACGGTCAGAGCATCTACCGCTTCGGCATCGGCAATCTGAGCGCCAGTCTCAGCACCAATACCTATTTCACCATCGACGACGGCCTGCTCGTTCCCGCAGCTTCCGCTCCCGCAACCGCAGGAAGCGTGTACTTTGAGCTGCACGTGACCGGCACTTTCGTCGCCGGAAACGGCGCGGCCTACGACTATGTGGACGTGATCGGCCACAAGGTCACGGCCTGACCCGCGAAAAGAAAGGAGTGAAAGACAATGGCTAATCTGACCCTCTGCACCCTGAACCCCGACGTTTTCCGGGTGTGCGCCGATAAAGACCAGGATCGCAGCCTTGACCGCGCCCGCATCGTGGCGGCTGGCCGCAGCCTCTTCTATGACTTCACCGCCCGCGGACAGAACGCCGTCCGGCTCGCCGCCAAGAGCGTCAACCCCGAAGTGAAGCCCCGCATGACCGCCGACGAGTATACGGAGATGAACCGCCGGTTCCTCCGCGCCCGCCGTATGTACGCCGCGAAGAAAGCCTGCGAAGTGACCGGCAGATGCGCTCCCGAAACCGACGAGGAGTTCCGCGCCATGCAGCAGAACTTCCGCAGCGACCCGATCTTCCACCGTGTCCTCCAGGGCATCGATCAGGACGTTATCAACCCCATCCTGCCCCGCGTCTTCAGCGAGGCCGTAAGCGTCTTTGCCGACATGGAGAACGTGGGCTTCGGCGAGACCAAGGCCATCACCGTGGAAAGCTCGGAGATTGTCGTATTCCAGGATTCGGCATGGGGGGCGTCCCGCAGCGTTCCCGCCAACCGCTTCTATACGAAGGACTACACCCTCAACCCGACGCCGAAAACGGCTGAGATTCGTGCCAAATGGACCCAGGTAGTCGGCAACGACACCGATTTCGGCAGATACTATGCCAACGTTGCCGCCGGTATGTACGCCTACGTCATGGGTATGTGGTCGAAGATGATGAACGCGGCTGCCTCCGACACCACGAAGATCCCCTCCGGCCTGACCTACACCTTCGATCAGACCAACTGGGTCACGCTGGCAACCAAGCTCTCCGCCGTGCAGAACACCTTCTGGGGCAACATCTACGCTTTCGGCAACGCCGTGGCGCTCTCCAAGGTGCTCCCCACCGACGTGACCGGCTCGACCAACGTGAACATGGACGCGGCCATTGCGACCATGCTGGGCGCGGACTTCACCCGTCAGGGCTATCTCGGTCAGTACATGGGCGTCATGCTCATGCCGCTTGTTGACGCCATCGTTCCCGGCACACAGTACGGCTCCGTCGAGACCATCCTCGACCCGACCAAGATCTGGATGCTCTCCGGCAACGGCAGAAAGCCGCTCGTGATCGCTTTCAACGAGGACACCCCCATTACCCTGGAGTGGACGCCTTCGGAGGTCGCTTCCCTGGAGCTGGTCTACAACATCACGTTTGCAACGGACGCGGTGGCGGTATTTTCCAGCAAGGTGGGTCTCATCAATATCTGAGCAAATCCCGCGCATCAGCGCAAAAGGGGCGGCTTTCCGCCGCCCCAGCATCCCGCGGGCAGGCCGTGAGCGCCGGGGCAGCACCGGCGGGCGGGTTTATATAGTCGAAAGTCAATAGTCGATAGTCAGAAGAACCGAAAGGAGTTTTTGAAATGGCTGAGACGAAGAAAAAGACGGGCGGCGGAAGGCCGAAAAAGGCGGAGACCGCGCCGGAAGCGGCGGCAGAACGCCCCGTGGCAGCCGATACCGCCGCGAAGACGTTCAACGAGGAAGAAGTTCGGGCGATGGTGGCGCAGGCCGTGGCGGAAGCGCTGGCGGCGCAGAAGGCAGCCCCGCAGGTCGTCCAAATCTCAGCGGACGTTGAGAAGGTGCATTTTCTGTGGCAGGCGGAGGTCGCCCCCGACAACCGGCTCTCCATCGGCGGCGCGTCGAGCGGCTATGCGCCGATCATCGGGAAATACGGCGAGTTCGTGATCCCGAAGACGGAGCTTTCCCGCGTGATGGACGGACAATTCCGCGAGTGGATGCGAAGGCGTTGGATCATCGTCGTGGACGGCATGACGGATGAGGAGCGCGAGATCTACGGCGTGGCCTACAAGGACGGCGAGCTGCTGGACAAGATGGCCTTCGCCAAGATGGTCGAACTTGAGGACAAGATCATCGACATCTACCCGAAGCTCTGCCCCGGACATCGGGAAATGGTGGCGAAGCGCTATTATGAGGCGTTTATCGCCAAGAACCCGCACGTCAGGCGCGACGTTGTGACGAGGCTCAACGACATCAGCATTGAGCTGGGGAGCGAGAACGGGGACTTTGACGCCATCCTGGAGGCCATGAACGAGGCCGACAGGAGGCGCAAGAAGAAGTAAACAGGCTTTCGGATTTCAGGGAGGCGAAAAGATGACAACGTGGGCTGATATCTGCTCCGCCGCGATGGTCTGGATCGACGATCTGCGGCTGACGGAGGAGCTGAGCGTTTCTCCGGCGCTCTATTACCGACGGATGGCGCTTTTCGTCTCCTCTGCCGTTCCGATGCTGAATAAGCCGCCGGAACTTTTGGACTATCTTCTCAGCGAGAAGGAAGACCCATCCTTCGGCGAATTTTACTGGACGAGCACGGCGGAAAGCACCGTAGTGGAAACCGCGGTCGCCACGGAGCAGACGGGCTTCGACATCTGCTCCTGCGTGAGCGTTGAAGTGCTGGACGACGGGCGCGTATTGCAGACGCCTTACGCCGTCGAATACGACGCGGAAGCGGGGATCGTGATCTTCCCCGTGCAGACGCAGGCGGGCATCAGCTATCAGCTCGACTTCTACACAGACGGCAGCTTTGCCGATCTGAGCGAAAGTCAGATGCGGCTCTTTGCGCTTGCCGTCGCGCTCGTGTGGGAGGAGCGCTTCTACGGAACTTGGATCAACAGACAGCCGAAAATCCACGACTCCTCGTTTACCACCGTGAACGAGGCAAACTATACGGAAAAGACCTCGCAGGCGCTCGGACGCACAAGGATCGCGTTTTACGACGCCCTGCGGGACTATGAACAGGTCTGCGCCTACACGAAGACCGTGCGGAAAAACCCGCCGAAGGTGGTGCTTGTATGAGCGCATCACTGAGTCAGAACGTGAAGACGGCGGCGCTGATGGGCGGGATCGCCGTGCGGCCCGTGCAGACCAACAATCCGACGCAGTACGCGGACAGGCAGCGGCAGTTTTTCGACCCTGAGACCCGCGCCTTTACCAAAATGACGGCGCGGTATGCCTCGGATTTCCTTGAGGCGCGGGTCGAAGGGCTTGGAAGCGACGGAAAGGCATGGGGGAATTACCGCCTGCGCTTTGCCGACGTTGTGCGCCCCTCGGCGGCGATCCAAAGGCATTTTGACGATTACAAGCAGTTTTTGTTTGAAAGCCCGAAGATCGAGTATGTACGCCCCGGAACGAAGATCGACACGATGGGAAGCATTTGGCTCGTCCTGAACCCGCAGAACGTGTCCGGCGCGAGCGGAAGCGGCCTCTGCCGCCGCTGCAACGCGGTATGGAACCACCTGGATTGGTACGGGAACGTGATTTCCGAACCGATCATTGCGGAGAACGAGCGGGCGAACGCAAACGACAGCGACGCGCAGAACAGCCAGCTTATCACCAAGGGCTATTTCAACATCATCTGCCAGTACAACGAAGAGACGCGGCAGATCGACACGAATACGCGCATGATCCTCGGAAGCGCTGCCTACCGCATTACGGGCTATTCCGATTTTGAGACGGAGTTTACGGGCGATTATTCCACGGTGCGGCTTCTCAGCTTCACGGCGAGGTATGAGGACGCGAACGACGTAATAGACGATATGGAAAATCACGTTGCGGGCGGCAAGCTCTTCTCGTGGACTGTGAACATTTCGGGTCAGCAAAGCATGAGGCTCGGCGCGTCGCAGCAGCTTTCCGTAACGTCCGTCAGGAACGGGCAAACCGTTGAACAGGACGCAGACAAGCCCGTGAGCTATGTCTACGCAAGCTCGGACGAAAGCGTTGTCACGGTGGACGAAAACGGCCTTGTGACGGCAATCGCGGAGGGAAGCGCTGTGATAACCGCGACACTCGCGCAGAACGGCGCTTACAGCGGGGCTTTCCCCGTGGCCGTTACGGGAAGCGAGGACGGCGTTTTCTTTACGAAAGAGCCGCAAAAGCGCCTTTCGCCCTACGAAAGCACGACGCTTGAGGCGGCATATTTCGAGGACGGAGAGGAAACGGGCGAGGCCGTGGCGTTCTCCTTAGACGGAGCGGACGCAAGCGCGTATTCTGCTGAAACGGACGGCAACGCCGTGACCGTGACGTGCTGCGGCTACAGTGCGGCCTTGCTGCGGATCACTGCGGAGTACGGCGGATATTCCGCGAGCGCGGAGATCGTGCTGGAGGGCGTTTGATATGGCGGGAGTAAAGCAGGGGAGCTGCCCCTACGCTTTTATGAAGCAGGGCGCTTTCCACTGCCGCGTAGAGCTGGAACGCGGAGCGAAATGGGACTTTTGCGGGCATCAGTATTTTTGCGCGGTTTCCGGGAGCTACAAGCTCAAGGAACAGGCGCTCAAATGCCCGCTGCGAGACATAAAAGAGGAGGAGTAAACAATGGTTACTTTTGTCGGAACGACGCCGCCCACCTATTACGGGCTGACAACGGACGAGAAACCCACGCAGTACGTCCAGAACGGGTCTGTATTCATCGAAATGGACGCTTCCGCGCTCTACTTCTACGACGCGGAGACCGAAACGTGGCAGGAATGGGGCGGTGAGTCTGATGGCGTTTGATCCCGTATCTTATGCAATGGGGCAGAAGGCGGGCGGAGGCGGCTCGGTCCGTCTTCAGGACAAAACCGGCCTGTCGATCACGCAGAACGGGCAGTTTTCATTTACCCCCGACGCGGGCTATGACGGGCTGAGTGCCGTCAGCGGGACGGTGGCTGTGCAGCCGTCGCCGACGAAAGCCGCGCAGACTTACACACCGACGACGACGGATCAGGTGATCGCCGCAAATCAATGGCTTGCTGGGGCGCAGACCATCAAGGGCGACGCAAATCTTATCGCTGGGAATATCAAGGACGGCGTGAGTATCTTCGGAGTTGCCGGGTCGTACTCCGGCGGAAGCGGCGTGACCGTGGAAACGATCAATGGAACGCTCTCAAATCCGTGGGGCAATCGGTTTGCCGAAATAAAAGCAGGCATTCTTGATGGCTCTATTACTGCGTATGCGGAGAACCAAACAGACCCTGTTGCCAGCACACTCGGTAAAATGTATGTGCGAGCAATCGCAGATTATGCGATTGTCATTGACGGAACCAGTGACGGCGGAATGGAAGAAATTCCAATTACAAATCCGTCATATTATGCAGCGGACTCGTATTTTTACGATTATTCGGATGGAAGCTTTTTGCAATCAGCGCGTTGCCTGTTTGGATCTGTAACACTAAGCGCATCGCTAATCAATATCCCCTGCACCCTCACCATCATCCACCATCCGCTTCCGACCTGAGAGGAGGCCACAACCATGATCGTATCAGAATATGTTGACAACAACACCCGCATCCGGCACTGGAGCGACGCGGGGTATAAAATCCGGCAGACCGAGACCGGGCGCGTGTACGACGACGCGGTGGACGTGCTGCCGTGTCGGTATACCTATGAGGAGACCGACGAGCCGGTGGACGTGCTGCCGGAGGAGGAGAGCTTATGACGGTCGTTAAGATCGCCGCTGCGGAAATCGGGACGCGGGAAAACCCTCAGAACAGCAACAACGTAAAATACAACACCTGGTTTTACGGGCAGGCGGTATACGACGGGCTGTGGGGTACGAAATTCCCGTGGTGCATGGCTTTCGTGCAGTGGTGCTTCGACCGTGCAGGGACGCCGCTGCCTTACAAAACCGCAAGCTGCTCGGCGCTTGTAAGCTGGTACAAAGCCAATCAGCCGCAGGCCGTCGTGAAAGAGCCGCAGACGGGGGATATCGTCGTTTACGCTTACGGACACACAGGCATCGTGGAAAGCGTAAAAGGCAAGAGCATGACGGTGATCGAGGGCAACACCGCTGTCGGGAACAACAGCGACGGCGGCGAGGTCATGCGGCGGACACGCAGGATAACGGAAACGCTCGTATTTCTGCGTCCGTTTTCCGAGAAAAGCGAGGATGAAATGACAGTTCAGGAGCTTTTGGACAAGCTGACCGACGCGGAGGCTTACGCGCTCGTGGAAAAGGCGCAGCGGTACGCGGCTTCGCTGAAAGCGCCCGCGTGGGCGGCGGCAGAAATAGCCGAGGCAGAAGCGCTCGGCATTACGGACGGAGAAACGCCGATGCAGCTTATCCCGCGCTATCAGGCGGCAATCATGGCCTGCCGGAGCGCACGGAAGAACGGCAACGGCAGCGACAACAACAGGAAAGGGGACAAAGACCCGTGAAGATGACGAACAGCCTTTATGACATTCTCAGCAAAATCCAGCGCTGGCTTCCCGCGCTCGGCCTGTTTTATCTCGCCGTGGCGAAGATATGGGGGCTTGCCTACGGCTCACAGGTCAACGACACCATCGTGGCGCTGACGACGCTGCTCGCGGCCACGCTGGAGGTAAGCTCAAGCAAATACTACCGGGAAGAGGCGAAGCTGCATGAGTGACGGCGTTGTGATCGCCATTATCACGTCCGCAACGTCCCTGCTCCTTGCGCTCGTCAACGCCGTTATCGCGTGGGTGCAGCGCAGGGCGCAGAAGAAAAGCGGCATACAGGTGCGGTTGGACAACATCGAGGGCAAGGTGGACAAGCTTTCCGCCCACAACGATCTGCAATATCTGTCCCTCCTGCGGCTGACCGTGATGGACAGCGATATGCCGATGTCGGAGCGCCTGATCGCGGGCAGGGAATATATGTCACGCGGCGGGAACGGCGACGTGAAAGCTTTTTACGAGAACCTTGAAAAGAAAGTAAACGGCTGACCGCCAAGGGAGAGAGGCCGTATTTTCGTGCGGAGATACCGAAAGGAGTAAAAGACGCATGAACGACAGCAAAATCACGATCACAAGGGAAATGATCGAAGCGGCAAGGGACTATATGCCGCTTGAGGACAAGGAGCGCTTTGCCGCGGACGGCGCGGGGAAATGCTTTGACCGTCTCGCCATCAGCTTCGGAGACGAGGAGCTGCCGCCCATGTACATGGTGAACGACGGGCTGAAACGCCGCTTGCTTATGACGGCGTTCGCCGCCTTCTACATGGGGCAGGAAGTCAAAAGGGACGAAAGGGACGCCGACATGATGAGCGTGGCCGCCTACGATCTGTGGGCGGGAAGCCATGTTTTCAATCAGCTTGAGCGTTTGAAGCACGACTCGGCGGTGCGCGACAAATGCTTCGACCTTCTGAGTGATTTCCGTGAGTTGGAAAAGAAGCTCTCCGCGCAGCTCGCGGGGCTGCTCACCGTGCAGAACGACGCCGTGATCCGGCAGAGCCAGCTTACCGCGTCGCAGATGAAGGAGCTTCCCGCGCTGCTGAACGAACTGAAAACGCTCGCTGACAAAAGGAGTGAGGCGGATGGCGGAAACTGAGAACCCCTTCTATCCGTACAAAAAGATCATTGCGGCGAATACGATAAAGGGCGCTGAGCTGATCCCGCAGAAGATCCTCCTGTATCTCCTCGATCTGCCTGACGCAAAGGGCCACGTCCCCTTCCAAAGCAACGACAATCCGAGGGCGCGGCTGATGCGCTATCTGTGGAACGACGGCCCGCGCCCGCTCGACGGCCCGCTGCCGACGCCGGAGCAGAAGCTTTCGATGCTTTTTGACGGGGATCGCCCCGACATCAACACCGACGAGGACAAGGCGAAGCATCCGAAGGGCTACCGCATTTTCGCCCAGCGGAACATCGGGCAGAGCGTTTTAGACGCGAAGACGATGCTCAAGGTGTATGTGGGGCGCGTCATCGACCCGACGGATTTCCGTACGGTCATCGGCTTGCAGGCGGAGATATGGTCGAACGTGAACTTCGTCACCAATACCCGCACGAGCGCCTATGACCGCGTTTTCGATATTGAGCAGTGCCTCCGCGAGGCGCTTGCGGGCGTGGACATCGCGGGCGTCGGCTGCTGCCGCTTTTCTCGGCAGGAAAGCAGCTTTAACGGCTCGGAGGTGCTTTACACGGACGCCGACATGGTTGGCCGCATGGTGTATTTTTCGACCTCCTGGAGCGAGGGAGGCGGCGGCGTGGTAAGCAGCGGCACTGCATACTGAGTTAAGGCAAAAACGGAAGGAGAACGACACATTGAACGAACTTCCGATTGCGATATATCAAGCGGCCCGGAAATATCAGCCGATCACAACGAACGGGCTGACGCTCTATCCCGTACTGGTGAAGGAATACCGTGATTTTGCCCTTGCGCGTCCGGCAATCGAGGTCTTGCAGCAAAGCTTCCCTGTGGCCTTGCTCCGTATGCCTCTGCTGGCGGCTATGTACAGGATGGATTACGACGCGGCGATGAGCGGAACGCCCGCTGCGGGACTTTTCTTACGCGCCCTTCTCGCGCTTGCCCTCGCTCTGCGGCTTGGAGCGGGGGAACCCGCGGAGGAACGCATAAGGATGTTTCGCATCGAGTTTGACCGCGAACAGCCGGAAAAGCTTTTGCGCCTGCACTTCACGGACGAGAGCGGAACATCGAAGGAGATTGCGCCCGCTCAATTCCAGACCCTGCGCCGCATCATTGCCGCGCAGAACGGAGTACGGCTTGAAAGCGACAAGGCGAACCCCGATATCGTGCAGGCTCAGAAGGATATGGCTTCGGGCGGTATTCAGCTCGAAGGAGACGAGGACGACCTGATCTGCGCGGTCGCCGCGCTGTCCGGCACGGACGAGGCGAAGATCGACGAATGGCCGATCCTGAAGCTTGAAAAACGCGCAGAGTCGTACAGGAGGGTATTAAGCTATCTCGTGTGCGGCATCGGAGAATTGAGCGGCGCGACGTGGAAAAACGGAAATCCCGCCCCACACCCGTTTTTTAAGCGGATGCAGGGCGGGGACGGACTGATGAGACCGCTCGACAGCGAACAGAAACAAATGCCGTCTGCGGTCAAACAGCTTATTCAGGAAAGCAAAAATCTTTGAAAACAAAAGGAGTGAAAACAAATGCTTTTCACAGATCCCAGACTTTACGTTATGGGCGTCGGCACGGGCTATATGACCGACCCCGTAACGGGTGATATCCTCTATTGGTCTGACAAGATGCAGGAGGGCAACATCACCATTGCGGCGTCCGACAACGTGCTGAACGCCGGTATCGGCAACGGCCCCGTCATCATCACCGAGACCGACCCGAACATCGGCGTGAACGTGACGGCGGCTGATTACAGTGAGTTCGTCAAAGCGGCATCCGCAGGCGCGGGCGTCGTTCCCGGCGCTCCCGCCATGACCTGCAAGAAGATCACCGCGAGCGGCACGAGCATTTCGGTCGGTACGGACGGCGGCACTCCCGTCGCCGGACCCGGCATGAAAACGCCTGTCGCCTATGTGCAGGAGGTCGGCGCGGGCAGCCCCGTCGCGGTGGGCGGCACGGCCTACGAGATCGATCCCACCACGGGCGACATCGCGGGCTTCGTCGCGGCGAGCGGCAAGGAATACCTCGTGTATTACTACGTCTCGCAGGCGAACGCCACCATCACCACCTATACCACCAACATGAAGGGCAAGGTCGTGCGCTTCGTCCTCTCCCGCCCTATCTACGTCAACTACGATCCCGCCACCAAGAGCGGCGATATGTACGGCTGGCTGCACGAGATCATCCCGGCGCTCCAGCTCATGCCGGACGGCGCTTCCAACAGCGGCTCGCAGACGGCGTATACCACGACGGGAATCAGCGGCAGGGCGATCACCTTTGACGCGCAGACCGTCGCGGGTGACTGCGGCGAGTGCGGCGCTCCTGGCTCTCCCCTCATGTACCGCGTGATCGTCCCCTGCGACGCGAGTAGCGGCATCGACGGTATCATCGGCATTGTGGGCGGAACTGTGAGCCTCAAGACGGGCGAGACCTTCCAGCTCGACCCCGCCGTGATCGTGGGCGGCAAGCTGTCCTACAGCGTCCCCGCCAGCGACTTCACCTATGAGTCCGCAAGCACTTCCATCGCCACCGTCGGCGCGGCTACCGGCCTGATCGCAGCCGCCGGAACGGGATCGACTCAGATCACCGTCTCTTACGCGGTGGGCGACGCCACCTATCAGGACACCATCGACGTTGAAGTGTCTTCGACCTGACAGGCAAACGAAACGTGAACCGCCCCCGTCCGAAAATCGGACGGGGGCATACACGAACCCGCAAGCTCGTGTTTGCGGGCTGGTGTATGGGAGGTGAGCGGCGTGGATATCCAACTTGATTTTGAAGTCACGGGTCAGGACAGCCTGGACGCGGAATTTCGCGGATTTAAGGCGCTGCTTGCCATGTCTATGAAGAAAGCCTTGGAACAGGTCAACACGGAAATGCAGGAAGCCTTGAAACGGCACATCGAGCGCGACGTTTACGCGGCCTCGGTTTATAAACCAAAGGTCTATAAGCGCAGAAGCGAACACAGTGGAATGGGTGCTCCGCTTTCTGACATGAAAACGAACGTCGGCTTTTCGGACACACAGGCGTCGGTCGAGCCGCAGGGCGTTGGAGCAATGACGCAGTTTCATTTCATCCCGACGGGCGAGCATACCGTTTCCAAATGGCACACAGCGGACGGGAATGAGCTGATCGGCAGGATCGAGCACAAAAGCCCACCCTATACATGGGGAAACAACTCCGTGCCGGAACGTCCGTTTTGGCAGAATTTCGTGGATGAAATGGTCGATGAGGGAGAAGCTGCGGAAATGTTTGAACGCGCTATGACGCTTATGGCTCCGACGCTTGAGCTTGAAGCGGACGGGAGCATCATAAGAGAACCGAACGACGGAACTTATTGAGGGGTGAGACTGAGAAATGGCTAAGATCCAACTGAAAGTAATCGCCGAAACCAAAACGGCGGAAACTCAGATCAACACGCTCAAAAACAATATAGAAAGCGCTTTTTCAAAGCCGATACAGATAAAAGTCGAAGCTTCGGGGTTAGATGCCGTCAATCAGACGCTAAAAGAAATGTCCGCTGTATTGCAAAAAAGCAGCGGAAAAGACGGTGCGGCTGAAGCGGTAAACGATTTGACGGATAGAGTTGATGAACTCACTGCCGGGATGCGCATTGCCAAGCAGACCATTACTGAGTTCAGCGACGCAGAAACCAAAACGGCAAAACAGTATACCGATGACGTAAACAAAATGGTAACGGTAACTGAGCAAGGGAACAAAACCGTTATCCAGTCTACCGAAAAATTTGCAAAAGTTCTTTCCGACGAAGAGAAATCTATGCACACAAGCGCTGTACGCGCAAAAGCAGCGAACGACGCTTACGGTGAGCTTATCGACACGCAGGAAAAAATGGTTGACGGCCAGGTTGTGCAGGCGGTCAACAAATATAGGGACAGCCTCGGAAACGTAACGACAGTTACGGCAAAACTTAAAGGGGAAACGGTAGAAGTATCGACCGTCACCCGTGAGAACTCCGAGCAGATGAAAAAACAGGCTGACGCAGCGGAGCTTGCCGCAAAGAAAAACACGCTGCTTGGAGACTCACTTGACCGCATCATTGCAAAAATCATAGCATGGCAAGTGATAAATGCGGCGGTGGCGTCTGTAATTCGCTCGTTCCGCGAAGCCCTTGAAACAATGAAAGCCGTGGATCAGGAGCTTATCAACATCCAAAAGGTAAGCGACCTGACGGCGGTGGAAATCAAACAAATCGGCGACGCGGCCTATGATACCGCGTCCAAATACGGCATTGCGGCTGACGAGTATCTGAAAGCCGTTTACACGTTCCAAAAGGCGGGGCTTGGTGACAGCGCGACGGCAATGGCAGAGTTGGCAACCAAGACCATGCTCGTCGGCGATACAACGGCGGAGGTCGCTTCGCAATTCCTTATTTCCGCAAATGCGGCGTGGAAGCTCGGCGGCGATGTAAAAGCTCTGTCCGCTATTGTAGACGAGGCTGACAAGCTGAACAACAGCTACGCCGTCTCCCTGTCCGATATCGCAGAGGGCCTTCCTATCGTCGGCGCGACGGCGGCACAGGTCGGCATGAGTGCGGAACAGACGATGGCGGCTATTTCCACCATCGTCGCCTCGACGGGCCAAAGCGCGACAAAGGCCGCGACGGCGTTACGCGCTATTATTATGAACCTTGTCGGTGAGACGGGCGAGCTTGACGACGGGCTTGAAGTGACTTCGGAAAGCATCGACGCTTTGGACAAGGTAATGCTGACTTATGCCGAAGACGCGGTAAAAGCGGCAAAGGCAACGGGAACAATCGTTGACCCGATGGAGGCAATCGCAGCGCTCGCACAGGCGGCGCAAGACGGTCTCCTGAACGAAGCCGAACTTTTTGAGGTGCTTTCTGGCCTCGGCGGTAAGCTCCGCACGACGCAGCTTACCGCGCTTGTCAACAACATGGATATGTACCAATCCATGCTTGCGGACACGGCAAACGCGGCGGGTACGGCGGACAAGGAAATCGGCACGATGCTCGACTCCTGGAACGCCAAAACGCAAATTCTTCAAAATACATGGACGCAGCTTATCTCTCACATTGTAGATACCGACCTTTTCAAAACGGCTGTCGATGTACTTACCGAAGTGCTGAAAATCCTCGACAACGATTTTGGGCGTACTACCATTACGGTGCTTGCGTTTTCGGGCGCTATTGCCGCACTGATTACGAATATCCCGAAGCTTGCGGCTACCATTATGGGCGGCGGCCTTATCAAAGGAATAAGCGCACTGATTACAGCCATCGGAAGCGCTACCACCGCGACGGAGGTATTCAGCGCGGTTTGGGCCGCAAGTCCGTTTTTGGTGATTTCCGTTGCAATCGGAACGGTCTACGCGCTCACCGCCGCTATTAACGGTGTTTATCACGCGCTTGGAAATAAAACCGTTGACGAACATCTTGAAAAGATGTCTGCGGCGGTCAGTGAATACGAAAACGCCACAAGTGAACTCGACAAGCTGAACCAAAAGATAGAAACAAACAATCGCCTGATCGAGGAAAGCAACAAGGCTGGCGGAGACGACGCTTATCAAACGCGCCTCGAAAGCGAAAACGAAGCGCTGAAAGACCAAATCTTTCTTCTGAGGCAGCGGCAAAAATCCAACGCTTTTGAGGCCGCTACGGAAGCGATTGGCGTTGTAAACGGCACTTATTCTTTCGACTACGGAATGGGTATGTCCCCCGCCCTCATGGGTTTGGAGGCATACTACAATGCCATAAAAGGCAACGAGGAATACGCCGACAGCTTTAATGATCTTACAAATAACCTGATACGGGCGCGTGACGCACTTTATCTTTACAAAGACCTCAACGGCGCTCTGACCGCTGAACAGCAAGACGCGCTTTCCCTGCTTATATCGCTTGTCGGAGCGAGGAAGAGCGAAGAGAAAGCACTTAAAGAGCAAAGCGATACAACCGACGACCTCAACGCCGCGATTACCACTCAGGTCGCATTGTATACCGAACTGAAAGCAAAGCTTGACCCGCTGAACGCGGCGATGACGGAGCTTACCGAGCAGGGCTACATGACCGAAAAGACCATGCAGGCCCTGATCGAGAAGTACCCGGAGCTTGCCAATTCCATTGTCGTGACGAAGGACGGCTTCGTGCTGAACACCAAGGCGATCACGGACAACGTCAGCGCTCTGTGGGCGGAATACGCGGCCATAAACGGAAACGCGGCGGCGGCGAGCTTCGTGCAGATCCTCGCGCTGAACAGCGAAAGCACGGCGTGGGCGGCGAATACGGCGGAGATCAAGAAGAACCTGACGGCGCGTATCGCTGCGTTGGAGGCCGAAAGCGTCCTTTCCGTAAGAACGAAGGGCGGCACGGCGCTGGGGATCAACGTGGAGGCCGACGAAGAACTTACGCGGCTGAAAGCGCTGCTGGCGGCGCTGAACAGCGCCCCGGAGCCGATAGAGACGGAAACGGTCTCTTCGTCCGGCACGGGCGAGAGCAAGACGGACGAGAAGCTGGAGGCGCTGAAGGAGACCGTCGCGCTTGAAAAGCAGCGGCTCGCCTATATGGAAGCGTCGGGCGCGAGCGCGGAGGAGCAGGCGGAGCAGATGCGCGTTATCCAGGACGCGCTGCACGACGAGGCCGAGTATCTTCGCGCGATAGAGGGCGAGAGCAAAAACGTCGTCGCTCTTTCGACCGAATGGTGGAACTATCAGAGCAAGATCGAAAAGAGCGCGGAGGAGACCGCGAAGGCGCTGCGGGAAGACATTGCGGCCACGATGAAGGACATCGGCGACGCGCTCTCCGAGCAGGCGGACGCGGCGACCGCACCCCTGAAAGCGCAGCTCGAAGCCTTGCAGACGGCCCGTGACCTCCGCAAGGAGGAAACGGACGAAGCGGAAAAGCTGCTCGCCGTGGAAAAGGCCCGCATTGCGCTTGAAAACGCGCAGAACGAGCGCCCCGTGCGCCATTACAACGCGGCGACGGGGCGGTGGGAATGGACGAGCAACGCGCAGACCGTGGAAAAGGCACGGGAAGATCTGCAAAAGGCGCAGGCGGGTCTCGACGAGTTTTACGCCGACGCGGCCTATAAAAAGGCGGCGGCTGAGATCGAGAAACAGATCGAGAACACGGAGCAGGCGTTCAAGAGCTTCAAGAGCGTTTGGGACGACATGACGGAAGCGGTGAAGAAAGGTGAGAAAACGCTCGCGGAAGCCTTTGCCGTGATCGAAAGCGCCATGCTCATCTACGGTGCGGAGGGCGGCGTGAACCTGTCGAACGCTTACGCGCTTGCGGCGGGCGGCATTTCGTCCGCCGGTCTGAGCGGCGCTTCCGCGAACGGCCTGACCGAGCGCATGAAGGCCAACAGCGCCGCGTGGCACAGCGCAGACGGCGAGACACGAAAGCGGCTTGAAGACGAAAATCTGCTGCTTGGCACGGCGATGGGCTGGCATCGATCCGACGGCACATGGTACGACGCGAACGGAAGGCCCGTATACGACGGCGGCGGCATTTTGTCCGGGCGCGGCGGCCTCAAGGCGACGGGCGCGGCTGAAATGATCCTGCCCCCGAACGTGACAGAGCGGATGCTGCGGGCGGAGGAAACGGGCGCTTTCAATGCCCTCCTGCGGCACATGGGCATCGTTACCGCCGCCGCCGAGCAGGCGTCCGCGCTCGAAGGAGGCTCTACGCGGATCGGCATCGGGACACAGCACAACGGAAACGTCTATCAATTCGGAAGCATTACGCTGAACGAACAGCAGGCAAGAGGCATGACGGTCTACGACCTCGCGCAGATGGCCGGTACGCTGGCCCTGCACGGGGGCTGAGACCGCGGCAAACGGAAACAAACAACGAACGGAGGAAAAGAAAATGAGCAAGTACAAAAGCTATGAATTGGTTGGCGGACGGCCCGTGAAGATCGACCCGCTGAACGTGGAGGGGAAAGGTACGGTATTCGCGGAGGAGGGCCATGCGTTCAACCCTGTCGTGTGCGACTTTGCGCCGGGGCCGAATATTACCTCCCTTGAAGTAACCGCGAACGGCGACTATGCAGCGCCGCAGGGGGAAGCTTACGACCAAGTGTCGGTAGGAGTCCCGAACAGCTACGACTCCGAAGACGAGGGCAAGGTCGTACTCGGCGGTCAGCTTGTCTCGCAGGGCAGCAACACGGTGACGACCAACGACACCTACGACACCACGCTCATCAACTCGCTCACGGTGCAAGTACCCCAAGGCGGAGGCAGCGGCTACGACAGCTACGAGACGATTACAGGTACGCTGGCCAATCCGTTGGGAACGTATTCGTTCGCGGATATCAGTTCCGCGCTGCAAGGTTTTGCGTATGATACCGGAGGGTTTGCGAGGAGCGATTACGACGCATCCGCCATTTCGGCCGGCACTGGCTTTGGATCTGTTTTCTATGACAGCGACAACTATGAACTGTGGGCTGTCGGCGCTCTTGTAGACGGCGCAAACTCGTCCTCTTCGGCGTTTACGATGATCTGGGACGCCAACGGCCTCGTCAGCGCCTACATGGAGCAGAACGGCACGATCACGGACATCTCGCCTTATGCGTCGTTAATCACGACGACGATCTATATTCCCACGATTGGAGGCGGAGCCTGACGCGGCGCTTATACCTCACCTTAAAAGGAGGACCAGAAAATGGCACTTTTCCAGCCCGTTTTTGTGCTGCCTGACGTGAGATCGGGGATCGGCAACGGAACGGTTGACGCCGCGCAGGATATGCCCGTGTCGTGGCGAATAACAGGCAGCAGCGCCATGACCGCGTTTTCCATAACCATCTGCGAGAACGACGCGGTGAGTACGGAACTGTTTACCACGGGCAAGATCACGGACGGATGCCCCGCCTACGGGACGAGCAGCACGGGAAAGCCGAGGTTTTTCAGCTATACCGTCAGCGCCGCCGCGCTTGCCGCAGCGGGGATCAGCAACGGGAACGAGTACAAGCTCATCATCCGGCAGTGGTGGGAAACGGAGGAAAGCGTGACGCAGACGAGCGCCAGCGTTTTCATCACGCGGGCGGCTCCGTCGCTTTCCGTCGTGAGCATCGGCACGGGCGGCGTGATCGACACGCGCTTCTATACCTTTTCAGGCAGCTACTCGCAGGCGCAGGGTGACGTTCTCAACTGGTTCCGCTGGCGCATCGCCTATGCGGACGATACGGACGAGCCGTTTTTCGACAGTGGGAACGTCAGCGGCACGATGGACATTTCCTGCTATTACGACGGCTTTTTCACGGGCGTAAACTACGCCGTGCGGCTGAACTGTCAGACGGAGAACGGCATAGAGGCCGATACCGGCTGGGTGTATTTCTCCGCCGAATACAAGACGATAGAGACCGCCGGAGATTTCAGCGCCTCCTGCGCGAACGGCACGGACGCCGTAAAGGTGGAATGGGACGGGATCGGTCTTATCCAGGGGGCGGCGACGGGGCCGTATTCCATCAGTGACGACCACATCCTCACGCTGCCGCTCGGCTCCTCCGTGCGCTGGGACAGGGTGGGGACGAAAGCCATGAGCTTCGCCGCGCCGTGGAGCGTTTTGTGGAAGGGGACGCTCGGCTACGTTTCGGGCACGCTCTTCACGATAGGGCAAAGCGGCGGCGACATCACGCTCGCTTACGACTATCCAACGCACACGCTGACGCTTTCCAAGGGCGGCACGACGCTTGCCTTACAGAGCGGCATCATCAACACGCCGACCGTTACCGCCGTCCTCACGGCGACGGCGCTCTACCTCAGAAGCGAATATCTGAGCGGAGGTCTTTACCCGCACACGGGTCTTTATCCGGCCACGGGTCTTTATCCCGCATCCTCGACCGTTGAGACGGTGGACACGTTCACGCTTTCGCCCTCGTATACGCAGGACGATATCAGCTTCGCGGAGGTCGGAGGCTATCAGCTCTGCGATTTCTTTGAGATCGTGAACGGGACGGCGAGCGCCGACACTGTGACCGCCGCCATTACGGACGGCGACTATGTGCCTGGAAAGACGGAGCCGGACTATATGATGGCGGACTGGACGCACGGGACGAGCGCGGGTCAGTTTGTTTCCGACGACCGCGTGATCGGCTGGGCGCTCTACCGCCGCACGGGAAGCGGCGGCGCTTTCGTGAAGATCGGCGAGACAGGGGAGGACGAGGGCGTACTGTACGACTACGGGGCGCGAAGCCAGCAGGGGCCGTATATCTATTACCTCTTCCCCGTGGGCGAGACCACATACATTTCCGAGGCGGCTGTGAGCGAACCGATCTCTCCCTGCTGGTGGAACTGGACGCTGATGGAATGCGAGGAAACGGCGGATGCAGATATCTTCCGCGTCATCAAGGCGTTCCGCTTCCGCTACAACATCGAGACGGGCGCAATGTCGAACAACAACGCGCCGAACATTCTTCACAACTTCACGCCCTATCCAAAGATCCAGCTCGTTCCGCAGAACTATAAAAGCGCTTCACTGAGCAGCCTGATCGGCATTGTGGATTGGACGAGCGGGCAGCCCGAATACGTTGATACCCTGCACATCAGGGACAGCATCATGGCGCTTTCGCTGACGAAGAACCCGCTGTTTTTAAAATCGCGGAAAGGCGACCTTCTGCGCGTCAGGCTCGCGGGCGCGGTCTCCATGCAGACGGCGGACGCGACCGCGGAGCAGATGCAGACCATGACGCTGCCCTGGGCCGAGGTGGGGGACGCGAAAAGGGCAAGCCTTTACGCAACGGCATGGGCGGAGGCGCAGGGGCAGGCTCCCGCACCCGTCCTGAAAGAAGATTGAAACGCGGGAGGTGAAAGCGCGTGACCGAGCAGGAAAAATACGCGGATTATTTAGAAATGCTGCGCAAGCCCTTTCAGAAGCTTTGCCGCCTGCGTTTTTTGCAGCCGGACGGCTCCACGGCGTTCCTCGTGGACAACAACCCGAAGAACACGCGGTCAGGCACGTTCATCGCCGACGGCACGATCACGCACAACTGGCAGAACGGGCGGCGGACGAGCGTTACGGTCAGGCTCGACAACGTGGACGGCGAATACGACTACGCCTTTAACCATATATGGTTCGGGCAGGAGATCGCGCTCGACGAGGGGCTTATCCTCTCTGACGGGGAAACGGAATTTTACATCCAACAGGGCATCTTCCTGATCGAGACGCCGGAGGAGAACGTGCAGCCTACGGAGCGCACGGCGGTCTATTCCCTTGTGGACAAGGCGGCTTTTCTCGACGGCTCGCTCGGCGGCAAGCTTGACGGGACATACCAAGTTTCCGTCGGAACGAATATCTTCGCGCCCATCGCGGCGCTGCTTGCGGAGGACAGGGGGAACGGCCAGCCGACAGACCGCGTTCAGCCCGTTTTTACGGAATACTACAACGGCATGACGCAGGCGCTCCCCGACGGTTCCACCGTGAGTATGGTGCTTTCCCCTTATACGCTGACGGTGGACGCGGGACAGACGAAGTGGGACGTGATCGCGGGGCTGGCCGCAATGGTGAACGCATGGGTAGGCTACGACGAAAGCGGGGCGCTGCGGCTCGACCCGTCGCAGGACGATATCTTAGATACGGACAAGCCTGTTTTGTGGGCGTTTTCCACGGACGAGGCCGAGCTTTGCGGCATGAGCTACACGGTGAAGAACACCGACGTTTACAACGACGTGATCGTTGTCGGCGACGCCATGAGCGACAACAGGCAGCCGAAGGGCCGCGCTGAGATATTCGACGCACGTTCCCCCGTGGATATCAACGCCATCGGCAGAAAGACGATACGCATACAGAAGGCGGGCTTCGCCACGGACACGCAATGCCGCGACTATGCGGAGTGGCAGGTTAAGCGCACAAGCGTTTTGCAGAGGGCCGTGGAAATCTCCTGCTCGCAGATGTTCCACATTCGCGGCAACAAGCTCTTGACGCTTGAGCGCACGGACAAGGAGGGAAGCCCCGTCGAGCGCCATCTGGTGCAGGGCTTTTCAAGGCCGCTCGCGGCAAACGGGGCCATGCGGATCACGGCGACGAGCGTGAACGACTTTTATACCGCGGCGGTCACGCCGAAACAGAACGCATACCTGAAGTTCTCAAGCCCCGAAGCGTTTACGCTGACAACCGCTTTCCCGACGGTAAAACCGTGGGATGGGACGCTTGAAACGAGCACGGACGGCGGCGCAACGTGGACGGAGTTCAGCCGCGGTGACAGCGTTCAGAGCGGGGACGACAATACCGTGCTGATGCGCGGAAGCGGAAACACGAAAATAACAGGTCAGGTCGCTTTCTTCCGCTTTACCGGCTCCGACATCCGCTGCTCCGGCAACGTCGAAAGCCTGCTCGATTATCGGACGTTTGAGGAAGGAGGCCATCCGCAGCCCGCGAATTACGCCTTGCGAAGCCTGTTTGAGAGCTGTGACAATCTCGTTTCCGGGCCTGACGTTTCCACCGTTATTCTGACCGAAGGCTGCCTTGTGCAGTTTTATTGGGGATGCACCGCCCTTACCGAATTTCCTGTTCTGCGGCAAAAAACTTTCGGGCGTGGGAGCTGCATAATGATGTGCTCCGGCTGTACTTCTCTGAAACTCTCCGCTTCTCGGACGGGCGATTATCAGATCGCCTACCGCGTCCCGGAAAGCGGGATGGGAATTGACGGAGGAAGCGCTCTCTCCTATATGTTTGGCAGCACGGGCGGCACGTTCGTGGGGACGCCGAGCATGAACACGACGTATTACACGCCGGTCGTTTTTGCGGATAACTGTACCGAAGTAGTCATCAACGTCCCTGCAAACCGCCTTGAACAGAACGTCAACTTCGCGCAGACGCAGAGCAGAGGCGTATTCGTCGATTGGGGCGACGGCAGCTCCCTCGACTCCGACGAGAACCTTGAAGCGAGGATATCCCACACTTACGCCGCCGCAGGCACTTACCGCGTCCGCTTGCAGGCGGTGAACGGAACGAAATACGCCGTCGGCGACGAGGGCGGCTGGTCGGGCTTTATCGGCTCCGGCTACGGGCACAGTCGGGACGTTGCGAAGGTCGTGCTCGACAGCAGCGTGACGGTGATCCGCGGCCTTGCCTTCTCGTACAATTCCTCAATGACCGAGATCACGCTGCCGCCGAGCCTGGTGAGAATCGGGGTGTCCGCTTTTGAATACTGCAACACCCTGACCCGCGTGAATATAGACGATATCGCCGCATGGTGCGGGGTCGAACTCGGCAACAGCAGCAATACGCCGTTCTGCAGCGGCGCAGGGGCGCTCTACTCTGGCGGAGAGCTTGTCACAGACCTTGAGATCCCCTACGGCGTCACGAAGATCAAGCGCTATGTTTTCGCACACTGCAAGTCGATCCAAAGCGTCACGATCCCAGACAGCGTGACAAGCGTTGCCATGTACGCCTTTGAAGCTTGTCCAAATCTCGCAAGCATTTCCGTGTCCGAAGGAAATCCCGCCTACAAAAGCGACGGCGGCCTGCTGCTCAACAAGAGCGGGACTTCGCTCGCCTTCGTGCCGCGAGGCTACGCGGGCGCTCTCACCGTTCCCGACGGCGTGGAGCGGATCGAAAGAAGCGCCGCGTCGGAAACTACTCTTGTCACGTCCGTCAGCTTCCCGACAAGTCTCAAACTTATTGATAAATATGCTTTTTGGGGAAGCGGCATAAGCGGCAACCTTATGCTTGCCGCTCAGACGATAGAGCAAGAAGCGTTTTCCGACTGCGAGGGACTTGAAAAGGTTTGGCTGCGGAGCAGCGTCCTGTCCATTTCCATGAACAGCGGCGGCAGTCAGAAGTGGTCGCATTCAATCTTCTACGGGACAAGCGCTTCGTTCACACTCTACTGCGAACCGGCGAGCAGACCGAGCGGCTGGCATGAGGGCTTCAACTACAAGACGACCTCGGCGGAAGTGAATACCGTGTGGGGGCGCACTACACAACCGTGGTAAAAGCAAAACAACGCGCCCGACGCCGAAAATCGGGCGCGTGAGAAGATTTTATGAAAGAAGGGGAGAGAAACCCATGAGCAAAAAGAAGAGCAAAAAGAGGCTCGTTTACGTTCTTGAGGACGGGGGCCGCTATAACGTGGTCGGTGAGAACGGCGTCTATTTCTTCTGCGAAGGCGGCGTACAGTTCCGCAAGGCCGCAAAGCGCGGCGTGATCGTGGAGGAGGCCGTTCCGACGGTGAGCGCTCCGGCGGCTGACGCGGAAGAGAAGGAGGGATAAGCATGGCAGGATATGACACTCCCGCGTGGACGGACGGAACCGCGCCGGACATCAACGCGGCGGCGCTTACGGCGATGGGGCAGGGGATCGAGCTGGCGCAGCATCCCTACGGCGTATGTTCCACGAACGCGGCGGTCGCGGCCAAGACGGTCACGATCGATTATTCGGGGACTCTGAGCCTGTTCGAGGGGCTTACGGTGCGCGTCTGCTTCGCCGTTCGCAACGTGTCGGCAAATCCGACGCTGAACGTGAACGGGACGGGAGCCAAGGCCATCATGCGCGACGATGCGAAGCCGAAGGAGAGCTGGGACGACGGCGAAATTCTGACGCTCGTTTACGACGGCACAAATTGGGTCGTGAGCGGCGGAAGCTCCGCGAAGATCGAGAGCGGCAGCTATACGGGCAACGGCGTCGTCGGAACCGTGACCGTAAACATGACCTTCCGCCCCGTTCTCCTGCTCGTTTTCGAGATCGACATGGGGACGCTGTTCGGCGACGGCGAGGGCGGCGGTGTTCTGAACTCGCCCGCCAAATCCTTCATGGCGGCGCGGCCCGCCGCAAGCACGAGCTACTACGGCGAGCACAACGGCGCTTATTCCGCCACGCAGCTCAACCTGACCTGGGGCGATTATTACGTCTCCTGGTCTGTTCAGGACCCCGTGGGCGGAACGGGCGGCGCGGCGCAGGGCTTCAACACGAGCGGCAAGACCTATTACTGGATCGCCATCGGGGAGTGACGGCGCATGGACGGCTATTTTGAGCGCTTTGCCCGAAAGCTCTGCGACTACTGCATGAAGAATTTCGTCCTGCCGTGGATGACGGAGCACGGCGTCGTGCAGACCTACCGTGCGACTGTCGTATCTGTGGACTCGGCGAACAGCACGATGACCGTTCAGAAGCCGTATGACAGCACCGTGACGCTCCCCTATACGAGCGGCGCGTCTGCGCTTTCCGCGGGGGATCAGTGCGTCGTGTTCATCCTCGGAGAGAGCAGCAACGCCGCGGTCGTGAGCGACGGGCGGCTGAGTACGCTTTAAGGCGCGGCGGCGCGGAAAACGCGGGAGAAAACAAAAAAAGGCCCCCGACAGCCGCGAAGATGCGGCGGTCGGGGGCTTGTCCGTTTTTCATTCCGTTTTCGGGGCTTCGCATTCGTATTCCGCGACGTTAGGGGGGAGCCGCAGAACGGCGGCGGCATAACTTTCGGCGTATACCGTTAAGGTTTCCTTGTTCCCGCTTTTGAACGTGACGCGGAATTTGTAAGGGCGCTTTACGACGTTCGTGACGAGCTTCGGCTTGACTTTCAGCGCTTGTCACCGCCTTTCGGCTTGCCCTTGCTGATCGGGACAACCTTTTCAGTGAGCTTTTTGAACTCTTCGAGGCCCTGCTGGTAGGCGGGGTCTTTTTTCATCTCGTCCATGAAGGCGTCCATTTCTGGGCTGTTCAGCTCGGCTTCGAGGGCGGCGTCCTCTTCTTCGAGGAAGCCGGGGCAGACGATGGCGATGGCCGCGTCGATGGTGCAGGACCATTCGGGGTCAAAGGATTCGTCGGTGACTTCTTCCAGCAGGTCGGCAATGTCGCGGAGCTTCTGCGCCAGCTCACGGCGCTGCTCGGGCGTGTGTTCTTTCATGTGTGTTCCTCCTTTTCAAGTCAATGCTTCAATCGTAAGGGTTCGGCTCGTCTATGGGTTCGCCGTTGTCGATGCGTTCACGGGCGAGGGTGAAATTTTCCGCTGCCTGACGCTTCCAATTTTTGACCTGTTCCGCGAGGCCGGGGTCTTTGCCCTCGGTCATATTCGCGGCGTCCAATCTGATGGCGTAGACGGCCTCCAATGCTTTCTTTTTCTGCTCGTCTGTCAAATCGTCCCAAGCGTGGACGCACTCAGGACGGTATATCAGATCGCTGTTCTGCGAGCGCCAGCTTTGCTTCCACGGCTTAACCATTGCGGGGAATACGGAGCCGAGCTGGGTTATCCACATTTGCTTAAATTCTTTTGCCATTGTGTTCCTCCTCCTTTAAGCGTAAAGTTCGATGACGGTCTGTTCCTGCCTGTTCCTGGCGCGGAGTCGGGCGGCGGCTTCGTCGCGGGCGGCGAGGACGGCGCGGGTCTGTTCCCTCCTCCGACGCTGAAGCAGTCTACCAGAGTAGCGCTCGGAAATCTTGGGATCGGAATGTCCAAGGGAGCTTTGCAGCTCGGCAAGGTTGCCCGTGCTGTTCAGCATCAAGCGGGCGTAGGTGTGCCGGAGGTCATGGCTGCGGCAGTCGTGCCGTCCCGTCTGATTGAAAACGTGGCGTTCGATCAGGGCGGACAGCCATGCGCCCGTGCCTCTGTGCCATTTCTCCGCGCCCTCGGTGGTCTGAGGCTTGCCAAAGCTGTGTTCCGCTGTCGTGCCGAAGAGGGGAGCGGAGTTTGGGATGTTCTGCGGTCTGTCTCCGTGCAGGAGATAGTTTTCCAGGGCGGCGGCGCAGAGACCGCCGGAGTCCATATCCACGACGCGGTCCTTGCGGCCCTTGCCGTTGTGTACCCAAACCTCGCCGTTGGCAAGGTCGATGCTGTCCAGGTTGAGATCGAGCACTTCCTTGTTCCGCAGACCCGTGGTGAGGATGAGGGCGACGATGGCATAGTTACGGGCGAAGCCTGCGTCCGTGGCCTTGTACTTCCGCTCATACTTCCAAAGCTCGGTGATTTCCTCGTCCGTCAGGGCTTCCGGGATGTTCTCTGTGGGGACTTTCGGATAGAAGTCGGGAGATACGGGGGACAGCTCATAACGCAGTTCTGCGGGGACGTAGGGCTTCGTGGCGAAGGTGAAAAACTGGTTCGCCGTGACAAGGCGCTGCTTGATGCTGCTGACCTTGTTCCCCGCATCGGTCATCGCGTCGATCCACGCTTGAATATCGTCGAAGCTGACGTATTCCTGTTCTTCCTTGATTATACCCTGTTCCATGCGGGATTGCAAGAAGTCCCGCAGCAGGCCCGTGACGGACTCATAAGCGCGGAGCGTGGTGCCGGTGAGGTTGTTTCGCTTCGCCATGCGGAGCCAACGGTCGCGCAGAGCGTCGTAACGGTCGATGGTGTTCATAGTGTGTGCCTCCTTTCGATTATACCAAACGGGGAAGATGCGGAAACGGCTACCAACCGCCGAAAAAAGGCGTCGGCGCTTGCTTTCCCCTTTCCTTCCCCCTTGCATCCCCTTGCCTATCCTCTTTCGGTTGGCGGTGGCGCTGGGTTTGCTGTTGCTTTTGGGGGTGTGGTTGCTGATGGGTATGCTGATGCTGGTGCTGATGGTGATGGTAACTGTCAGTGACTAATAATTACTGATAGTTGTGCGCTTTGCTTATTGTGGTCTGTATCGGGTGCTTTGCGGCTGTGTGTTTTCTTTCCATGCCGCCACGGTGATCGAGTTGATAGGCTTGCCCATCGGCGGTGGCCCAATCTCCAAGCTGTAGCGGGTGCTGTTCAGTTTGTCGGATTGCATATCACCGTCATTGATAAGCCAATAGCCAAGGGAACGGGGGCTTGTGACCTTGCTTATGAGCGGCTTGTACGTTGCTTCGCGCATGGCAGCCTGATATAGCCTCTGCTCAACAAAAGCCGTTCTCACGCCAAGCTCTGCGGCACAGCAAAGGACCCTGAAAGCACATTCGGCTTTTTCTTCATCGTCTACTACGGGATGCGGTTCTTTACGGTACTGCGGGTAGTATTTCTCCACATAGTCATTCACAAAGGAAAGCGCATCGGCGGCAAAGTCCTTGCCGAAAAGCTGCTCCGTATACCCGATAGGCGTGAACGAGTTGTTCCGCTTCTTCCCGCGCTTCTTGCTCTCAGAAACTACAATGGGACTCAAATCATGGGCCGCGTCGTCGCTCCGCTCGTCGGAGCGCAATACGCCGTCCTTTTGTTCTCGGTTAATTTCGTTATTTGTTCCGTTAGTTCTATGTTGTGTCGGATTAACCGTATTCGGTTCAGCCGTATTCGGATTAGCCGTATACGGAAAATCCGTTTTCGGTAAAGGAGCGTTTGAAATCGTCCAGATGACCTCGCCCAGAGTGCCGCCCTTGTTTCGCATCTGCTCACGGCGAAGATACCCGGCGTTCTCAATCCTCTTCAAACTGGCGGCTATGCCGTCCCTCCCATCGTTAGGGATGATGCTCTCCAAGCCTTTGATTGAAAAATCCCAATCATTCGGGAGATGCAGGAGATAGGTCAGCAAACCAATGTCCCTAAGATTTAGCCGATTGTCGCGGTAAATGCTGTTCGGAACGATTGAGAAGTCTTTGTCTTGCGGTACACGGATAAATGGCATCTTGTTTGCCTCCCTTGCATAAAAGACACGCCGCCCCATGCGGACACATGAGGCGGCGGTTGCTGCTATGCAAAGCATAGCCCTAAAATGCCCTTGCAGGGGCATAAAAGGCGATAATAATGCCGTACCGTGTCCGCGATACTGCTTTGTAAGCGAGTGCTGCAACACTCACTATGAAAAGTATACCACGGATCAAGTGATATTGCAAGGGGAATTTTCGGTTTTGTTCAGCCAATTTTCCATTCCTCGCCGTTCAAATAGCGCAGCTTGCCGTCCTTGCCGTAGAGAGCGACGGCTTCCTCAATCGTACTGCGGTAGTGGAAGCGGCCCCCATCGAAGATCGTGTTCGTGCGGACGCGCACGATCAGCCATTCCTGCGGGGGATAGCCCTGCTCCTGGGCGCGGCTCTCTAAGCGGGAGATCATGTCCACCAGCTCCCCGAGGGTGTCACGGGGGCTTTCAAGGCCGCAGTCATCTTTCGGGGAAACGGCCTTGTACATCGTGCTTGTGTAAAGCCTGTTCTGTTCCATGCTGTTCTCCTTTCTATGTGCGTGTTCAGTCCTCGCCGCCGCGCTTTGCGGCGCAGTCGCTGAACCAGACCTTTGCCGTCACGGAGAGGCAGTTCGGATGCGTGAAGCGGTACGCCTCGATCCATGTCGGCAGCTCGTCGAGTGGGAGACACTGATAATGGCTGTTGTAGCGCGTCGCCGTGCCGCCATCATCGGGGAAATAGCAGCGAAAAGATACGCCGTAGGTGGTGTTCGTGTCGATCATGTGGGCTGTTCCTCCTGTTCGTAAAGTGCATAGTCCAATTCTTTCCCGCAGGCGGGGCAAAAGTTCGGCATATCGCCGGTGTCTCCGCAGAGAATTTCGCCGCCGCAGGCTCCACAGCGGGTAACGCCGTAATCGTCCTCGGTCACAAGAGCCGTCGTCGGGAGAAGCAGTCCGTGGGTCGTTTCTTTCGCGCTGTTCCAGAGTTTGACGGCGGCCTCGCGGGTCTTGTGAAGCCCCGTGTTGTGGATGTGGCCGTTTTTGCGGCATTCTACGGCAAACAGTGTGCCGCTCGAAAAATCGAACGCCTTAAAAAGCGGAGTTTCACCGCAGCAGGGACGCAGACCGTCCGAGCTAAAAAGCTCATAGACTTCCATATAGGTGTTCATGCGGTCTGTTCATCCTTTCTCAATACACGGGCTTGTACACGCCACAGGTAACAACCGCGTGGAGCCGTGTGCGGCTGCTGTCAAAACCATCCGGGGTGTCATCGTCCAAATCGCAGACGTCCACTTCCACGTCGGCATCGGCGTAAACGTTCTGCACCATGCCGTCCTCAACGTGAATGACGACGCGGGGCGTTTTGCGGGGCTGTTCCTGCGCACGGAAGTCGGCGGCAAGCTGAGACTCGCTGAGAGAACAAACCTTGCTGTTGAGGTCGCGCAGGACGGTCAGGTATTTTTTCAGCGCTTCGATTGCGTCCTGGCTCGTGATATGCTTCATGGCTTCGCTGTTTTCGCTGATGGTGAGAAGAAGCGCGTCGGAAAGAATGAAAAGCTCATCTTGCGTGAATGGCATTGGTTATAGCTCCTTTCATGTGTTTGTGTTTTGATTATAGCAGTGATTTTTCGGACGGGGGACGGGCGGCCAAAGGCCGCCCCAGCGGTCACTCCTCCCATACGTCGCGGAACGTGTAATCGCCCGCGGACCAGGCTTTACATTCCGTGTGATAGTTGCAGTCGGTCAAAAGGTCCTCGATCTTGCGGCGGTGCTTGTTCTCACGGTGCAGCTCCATGAGCGTGATAATGTCCTCGCGGGTGAAGCCCCATTCGATAGCCTGGGCGATCTCGCTGTAGTCCATATCGCTTTCGAGCGCGGCTTCCCAATCGTCCCTGATCTGTTCCTCGGTCAGCAGGTAGGCGTTGGACAGCTCGCCACGCTCCAATGCGTCAATCAGATCGTGGGCGACGCTGTTCAGAAAGTCATTGATGGCGTCCGCGTCGTCGATCAGGTCACGGATAGAGTTCGGGCAGCCATTTTTGCCGCGGTGTTCAACCCACATTTCGGCGTGTTCGTCGGGGTCGAAGTCCTCCGCGTAGCTGCGGAAGTTGTCAACGAAATCGGAAGCGGAGCCGTCAAAGTGGAAGGTGAAAACAAAATCCTCTCCTGCGGGGCTGTACCATTCCAATTCTACGTCGATGCCGCCGTTGTATTCGTCAGCGGACGTAACGTAGATGTCGTGGGCTTCGAGAGCGCCCGTGAGCTTGTCGCTCAGTTTGATGGTTCTGTTCATTATGTTTTACTCCTTTCAATGTATGTGCGGCAGTCGCCGCCGCGTTCAGTTATACCAAACGCCCGATAGGGGGAATGGCTACCGAGCGTTCGGCTTTTTTATGTTCAGTCCATAGCGTAATACATACCGGTGTTGTAGCCTTTGGCTTTGAGAGCGGCACTGATGGCCTCGGCGCGGCGGCTGCGGCGGTTGCCCTGGCCGGAGCTGCGCGGGGAGAATACCCAGCCCATGACGCGGCTGCCCCATGTCCATTTGAAAGCGCTGCCGCCCGCCTCCTTTGCCGCCTGTTTGATCTTGTTCCCGTCCCAGCGGTTCAGGTGCAGGACCGGCGCATCAAAGTTGCAGGTGCCGCCGTCCTCGGTCTGTTCGATGTGTTCCGTCTCGGCATAGGCGGCCAGCAGGTCCAGCTTCAGCTTCAAATACTTCCCCGTGAGGGGCGCGGCCTGTTCCCTGTACTTTTTGAGCATGATGGCGTGGACGCGGCGGGCGTCCTCCTCCGTGGCGGAGCGGACGCACTCGATCTCTTTGCCGCCGGGCAGCAGGGCCATGGTCTCATAGGGATTGTTCATGTATTCGCCCAGGAAGCAGGTGTCCACCGTGAGGGCTTTGCCCTGAAAGGCGATTTCGTCGTGGAGCGTGTTGTCGTTAAGCATCGGGGGTGTTCTCCTTTCTCGTGTCGTCGATTTGATTGATGGCGTTCAGGATTTCACGCTGGACGGCCTCGGTCAGCAGGGCGGGCAGGATCGCGCCGCTGTCTGACAAAAACTCATAGGGATGATCGTCAAGCTGCATGGCGGCGTCCTGTTCCAACCACTCGGCAAAGGCGTCCTCGTCGGGGAAAGTCTGCCCGTTGAAAAAATCGGCGGATTCGTCGGTGATGACGATGGAATCGTCGCCCATCTTCGCGGCCAGCCAACCGCCGTTATTGAAATCGAAATAGGCCCAGGCAAGCTCGGCCTTGATCGTCATGCCCTCCGGCTTCGTGAGGGGCTTCGCTGTAAAAGTGATGGTGCTCATTGTGTTCTCCTTTCAATTTACCATGTGATCCGTTCGGGGATAAATTCGGGGATGCCGTGAAAAGGATTGTTCGGCTCGCCGTCGAAGGCGTTGAACATAGCGGAGCAAAGGTCGGGAGCGCGGTCTCGACGGGGGTCTGTGTCTTTCCAAAGGGTCCCGGCTTCGTCCTTGTAGACGGGGCGCGACCAGGAATCCATGCCGATGTAGGTCAGTTTTGTCGTCGTGTTCATGCTGTAACTCCTTTCAATGTGTTCCGCTTGCGCGGTCACTGTTACCAAACCGCGGGAGCGGGATATGGCTACCGCTCCAGCAATTTATTATCATTTTTCTTTTTTGGACGGGTCAGGCGGGTTTGGCGCAGCGGGAACGGTAGGAGTCGGAGTCGATATAGAATACCCACTCGGCGGCTTCGCTGCGGCCTCCGTCGTACTTCTGAGGCTTGCGGACGTACTTCTCGCCGGTGTTCCTGTTCTGAACCGTGACGCTTTTCTCCGTGGCCTTGACGATCTCCACGGGGGTTTTTGTGAAGCGGTCGCCGTCCCACAGGATCGGCTCGAAAACCTCGCCCACCTTGAACGGGTGCTGTTCAGGCTTGCGCTCCTCGGCACTGACGATCTCGGTGATTTCACCGTAGCTGGCCTTCAGGTAAAAGGTCGTGCCGCAGGTCGTTACCTTATAGGTGATGTTCTTCGGGCCGCAGGAATCGACTTCGCCCAGGTGGGAGCCGACGAGGACGACGTAGCCGGGTTTGACGTTTTCGCGGCTGTACTGGATGCCGCCCAGGGCTTCAAGGGCCTCGCGGTAGTAAATGGCCTTGCTCATGGCCTGTTCCATGCGCTCCTCGGCGTTTTCAAGCCACTCGCGGAGCTTGTCGGTGTAGTCGGGGGTGTAATGGCAGTACCACTCGCCGGGGCCGCCGACGTATTCCAGACCCTTTTCGGTCTGCTCGATGGCCTTGCGGTAGGTGTCGATCTGCTTCTTCTGTTCCCGAATGGACTTTTCCGCCTCGGCAATGCGGCGCTCGCAAAAGCCCTTGTCGGTGGGCATTTTCGCTTCGGCGGCGGTGCGGCGGGCAGTCTCAGCGCGTTCCGCATAGTATTCCGATTTCTTGAACTCCTCCCAGCCGCGCTCATAGGCGGCAAACATCCTGTTCCGCCTGTTCGTAAAGGCGCGGCCCGCGCTGCTGTTGATGTTCGGCTGCGTGAAGAACGCAATATCGCCGCGCATATCCTCGATGGGCTTTTGCAGGCGCGTCCCCTCGGCAGCGGCCCTGTCCGATCTCGCGTCCATGCGTTCGGCGCGGGCCTCGGCGCGTTCCGCCTTGCGCTCCTGCTGCTCGGCAAAGGTCAGGGCCTCGCCGGTCTTGCCCCTGTTCTCAGCGCCCAGGCGCTGCGCCACGCGCTCCGCTCGGCCCGTGTTCGGCCACTTTGCGCGGCTCACCCAGCCGCCGATGCTGCGGGCGAAAAGGAAATTGCTTTTGATCTCACGCTTGTCCGCGTCGGGCAATGCCTGATATTCAGCCTTGTCGAAGATAAGCTCCAGCTTTTGAGTCTCGCGGTTGATCTGATAGTACATTGTGTATTCTCCTTTCAATTTTAGGCACAAGAAAAGCGCGGGGCGTTTGCCTCGCGCTTGCCTCTGTATACACCAAACCCGCTTTTCCGAAAACGGCTACCGGGTCTGTTCTTTTTTTAATCGTCCCAAATGTCCCTCACGCCGAAGGTGAAGTTCAGGCCGTCGTCCGTTTCCACGACGCCAAAATCGTCTGCCTCGGCGAAGATGCGGGAAAAAAGCCGCGTAATGCGCTTGTCGAAAGCCATATACAGGCCGGGGACGTTGATCTGCATGATGCCGTTGCGCTCCCTGCTGTCCGGCGGGAAATTTATAAAACGCACGTCCGCGTCCAGTTCGGCAATTTTCGCGCAGCAGTCGCGGATCGTGTTCAGACGATCAAGGTTTTCGCTGTTCAGCGCCTTGCCGCAAAAGGCAGCGTTCTCCTCCGCTTTCGCGGCGGCGTAGTCGCCGATGTCCGCGAAGTCCTCCGACCGGACGCCGCGCTTGGCGTTGAAGTCGATAATACCACTGTTCTCGTGTGTCATTCGGCGGCCTCCTCCGATTTCTGCGGCTCTATTGCAATTAACGCCCTGGGAAATGTGTCTCTGATTTCATTAGGCGCACAGCCGTCGCAAAAATACTTGTCATAGTCATCATAATCGACCGTGATCGATGTGTAGGCTCCGAAAAAGGGCTTTCCGTCCTGCACAGCGCCGTCCGCAAGGTTATCTGCAAAAGTTCCTTCACTGTTCAGCGCGGGATTATTCCATGCCTCGGCGAATTGTGCAAGCGTTTCCGGCAGCGGAAGCTCCGCTTCCATAACTTCCCAATAATCGTCAGGGGCAATCCGAAGTTCACTCTTCAATTCCGAAATTGTCATTCTTCGCGCCTCCTATCTAAATTCATAGCCGACGATCTCCATATCGCCATACTCGTCCGGCTCAGTATAGACGGGGAAAAGCCTCATGCCGTCGTCGGCGTCCCAATATTCGCCGTTCCAGAAGTCGGGGTTTTCGTGGCCGTAGAGTTCAAACCATTCCCCAAAGGCATTTATATCCTCCGGCGTGGCCGTAGGGGAAACGGCAGCAGCGCGAAGTTCTTTGTAACTGTAGCGGTTCATGTGTGTTTTGCTCCTTTCGATGTGTTCAAAAGTCCTATAAAGTATCATAGCATAAGCGGGGCTGTGTTTCAAGCCCCGCATACACCAAACTGTAATGCGGCGTTTTGGCTACCTCCTGTTCACGAAAATTCCATGTTTGCGAAGTGCTCAAGCTCTGCGGCCAAGCCGTCCGGCGTGTTCACCCACTTCTCCCACCAGCAGGGGAAGCAGTACGACAGATAGCTTTCAAAGTTATCCAATGCCTCCGGGCGCTCGGAAAAGGTTCGGATCGCGCCGCAAAGCTGCGCGGCAAGCTGTTCATAAGGCGGCATCGTGTTCTCAAGCCTCCTTCAGCCAATATTCCAATGCCATGTCCACGGCCTCGCGCCAGGACAGGGCGCATTCGCCGTCGTCGCGGATATCGCGGTATTTTTCGACTATCTGCGGCAGAAGCTCGTGGGCTTTGGCAATCGGCGCTCCGTAGTAGTCGATGAAGTCCTGTTCCCCGGACTCGCCATCGTCGGCGTACTCGTCCAGGATCAGCGTCACGTCCTCACGGTCAAACTGCGCTTGCTGTTCGCAGTAGGCGGCGCGAAGCTCGGCGCTCGAAAGCTCGAACGTGACGGGGCTGCCGTTGATCTCTCTCGTAATAGTCATTTTTTGTGTTCCTCCTTCAATCTAAAAACTCAACGCTCACAAAGCGCGTCCGCCCGGTCTCACCGCGGTTCGGGTCCTCGTATATGTACGGCTTGCCTATATAGTATTTTTCGATCTCTTCCGGCGCTACGTTGATGCGGGTGATGATGTAGTCGCCGTTTTCCATGTTCGCCTTGATTATTCTCATGCGGTCGCCTCCTGTTCAGCCGTGATAAAGCTCGCGCTCGATCTCGTCTTTCAGCGCGGCCCCAGCATAGGCCATATCCGCGTAGCTCTGCGCGGCGTGATAGTCGCCGTTCTGCGCGGCCTTCTGCTCCAAACCGCGCCAGTTGCCGACGTGCTTTTCCATGATCGCCAGCGCATCCTCGGCGGTCATGCACTGCTCCGCGCCGTCCGGCTCCGGCTGTTCCTTGATTTCCTCCCGCATATCCTCGGCATAGTCGATATAGCGGTCAAGCTCGTCGCAGAGACCGGCGCGGCCATCGGCGGTCATATCGCCGCCCATGCGCCGCAGGATGTTCACGACGCTGTGCCACTGTTCCCGCTGCGAGTCCCCCAGGGGGATTGACGTTGATCGTTTTCATGTGTTTACCTCCTCCTGTAAAACGTTTTGGATCATCTTGATTTCGGCCTCGATCTCGTCATAGTGCCGTTGCAGCCGCGCCTTGTGTTCAGGATCGCGGGCATGATCTATCTTGTCACTCAGGGCCAAATTGCTTTGCAGCAGCGCCCAAAGGCGGAAGCGTTTGCCGCTCATGCGCTTTCCCTCCATTTCATAAGGTTGTTCATAATATCGGCGCGGGGCGTCGTGACGGATTGCAGGGAAGTGAAGTATTTACCGTCCACCTCTTGATAAAAGCTGTGCAGGGTGCTGAAATATGCCTCCATGCAGAAAAAGCCGCCGCCGTACCATTGCAGCGGGGGAAGCACGTTCAGCGCGTCCTCGTACTGTTCCTCCGTGATCTCCTTCCAGTCATCGGTCAAGCTGCGCTCATATTCGGCAGCAATGCGGTCAAATTCCGCTTCCGAAACGATTGTGCAGCCCTCTGCCTCATAGTCGGCGGCGGTCTTGCCGGTATAGGGGCATACGCCGTCCTTCAGCGCTGATTTTGCGAAGCCGTGATACCCTTCAGGGCCGATTACCCATTGCCAATTCTCAAACATTTCTTTTCCTCCTGTTCTGAATTATACCGTTGGATTTTCGGACGGGCAGCCGCGCCGGGACCCGCCCGGCGCGGCTTGTACGTTCTCTCAGGCGGCAGCCGCCGCCGTGACGGGATGACGGCAGGGAAGCAGCAGGGCATCCCCGTCCGGGCTCTCATAGTAGAGCGGGGAAATGCTGTTCTTCGGAAGATGCGCCGTTCCGCCGGGAAGCGCCTGTACCATGTCCAGCAGGTATTCGGGATTGCACCACCAGCCGGGAAGCGCCTCGATGTGAGACTCAGAATAGTTGCGCCACTTGCGCCCAAAGCGGGATTTTACGTCGGCCAGATGCGCCTTGATTTCCGCCACGGTGGGAAGCTCCACGGTCTCAGAATAGCGGCTCGCCACCGGGATCGCCTGCTCCAGGTTGATTGTACTCTCCCGTTCGGGATAGCTCTCAGGCTTGACGTTCAGGCGCACAAAGCGGTATCCGTCGCAGAGCGCCCAGCGCCCAGCAGACGGGAAAACGCCATCAAAGCCCCGCCTTGCTATGCTGCAAGCGGATTTGTAAATCCTGTTCAGTGCGGCGGTCTGTGCGGTTCCAGTCCTTGTTTTGTTCATGCCCTCCATCGCCTCCACCAGCAGGGAAGCGGCAGCCCCATAAAAGGGAAGCGTACCATGCCCGGCCCATTCTCTCGCGTTCTTGATTACTTGCTCCGCGGCATCGTAGCCGTTCGCCATGTCGTAGGCTCTCAGCATTTCACAGACAAGCTCGTATCTCTTTTCGTGCGTCATTTTGTGTTCCTCCATTCAATGTATTGTGTTCAGGCGGGGATCGCCTCGCCCGATTACACCAAACCGGCGCGGCCGCCTTTGGCTACCAACGCGGGAAATTATTTTTTCGTCCTGTTCGCCGCGTAGACCGTCACGGCCAGCACAAGGATCACCGCCGCCGCCGTCAGCAGCGCAGGCAGGCCGCCGTCGTTCTCAATCCAGCCGCCCAGGGGCAGCAGGGACAGAAACGCAACAAAGCCGATCATGCTCAGCAGATTTTTCATTTTTCGTTCCTCCGTTCGTTTTGTGTTCAGGCGCGGCCCCGGCCGGGATTATTGCCCCGGCCCGCCGCGCTCCGTGTGTTCAGATTATCCTCTCCACCAGGCCGCCGTTGCGCCGTTCAAAAGATTGATACGCCGCGCCGGTGTATTCCTGTTCGTACCATTCGCAATCGTAGACGTGCCAGATTTGCCCGTCTTTTAGCCCCCAGCGCTTTTCGTTCAGCGCCGCGCAAATCATATTTGCGCTTCTCTCGCTTACCTGGTGAGCGCTTTCACGGCTGTAAATAAACTCTTTTCCCTCAACGGCTTTTGCAAACATTTTCATTGTGTATTGCCTTCTTGTTTTTGCTTTCGTCTATACCAAACAGCGAAAGCGTAAAAATTAAGCTGTTCCGAAAAATATTTTCCGCGCCAGGGCAAAAAATAAAGGGGCTGGGGAATGATCCCCCAGCCCCGTCTCCAGCATCAAGCAACATACAGTTTGCAGCGTAAACGTTGGTTCGCTTTTGCAGCCGCCTTGCGCGCAAACTCTGCGCCGCGCAGAGTCTTAGTCCTTGACAAAAACTCCGAAAATGGAAACTCTTTGTCAAATTTGTGATCGTTTCCCAGCTTAACCATGTGATCCACGGTTAAACGGAATGCCTGCGTCTGTTCAATCTTCATTGTTATTGCCTCCTGTTCTTTCGTTTGCTTTCACCTACACCAAACGCGGAATTTTCAAAACGGCTACCAGCGCCGAAAAAAATTTCCCCGCGTCAGGGCAAAAAAATAAAGGGCCAGGGGAAAGCTCCCCCGGCCCCGTCTCCGTCTCACGCTTTCAGCGGCTCCACTTGCGCCGTCGAAAAGAACGCGCTCGTTTTCATAAAGCAGCCGCCGGTCTCGATCTCCTCCTCGCCGCCGTCCTCGGCCTTTTTCCGCCGCTCGCCGTACTTCCAGATCGAGAATTTTGCTATCGCGTGTTCTCCCTTTTTCACGCTGTAGCCCAGCGCTTTCCAACGCTGGAAAGTATGGATTTCATGCGCCGGATCAAGCAGCCCATCGGAAATAAGGTTTGCGCGGGCATTTTCAATAATCATATTGTTTGTTATTGCCATGTTTTATAGCTCCCTTCAATTTATTATCGGGTTTTGTTTTCCCGATTACACCAAACACGGGTTTTTCGTTTTGGCTACCGCGAAACAAAAAAATTTCCGGGGATCAGCTTTCGCCGTCCCCGGTCTTTTTCGCCGCTGTTCTGTAGTCTTTTCGCGGGCCGCGCGGCCCCGGCCCAGGCAGCTCCCCGTCAAGCGTGAGCTTTAAGCCGCTCCGCCGCTCCAGGGCAATCAAAATATATCTGTTCAGGCTTTCGCCCTCCTCAGACGCCGCCGCTTTAAGCTGTTCCAGTGCTCCCTTCGGCAGCCGCAGCAGCGCCTTGTCATAGGCTCGCGCGTCCCACCGCTGATTGGCCTTGATCCGTGCCGCGCTCGCTTTCGCCATGTGTTCAGCCTCCTTTTCAATCACCAAACCGGCGCGGCGGCTTTTGGCTACCAGCGCCGAAAAAAATTTTTCGCCTGTTCAAATATTTTATCACGCGGCCCCGGCCCCGTCAAATAAAAAAAGACGGGGACCGGGAAAAATCCCGATCCCCGCCAGGGCTCCGTTGCCTGTTCAGGCCGCCGCCGCCGCGGGCGCATCCTCCGCCCAGGCGAAGCGCCGGTGGTCCCGCGTGATATAGCCGACAGCCGCCCGACCGTCAACGCGGAAACGGATCAGCGCCGAGAAATTGAAAGTGTTCGCCGCCGTGATCCGCAGGCTGTCCGCGTTCAGCGCCTCCGCCAGCGCCTCCAGGCCACGCCAGGCCCGGACCTTTTCCGCGCTGGGCTCCTTGTACGCGCCCCAGATAGAGGACCAGCCGCCCGCGCCAGCCGCAGCCGCCGCAGCCCGCGCCGCCCTCCGGCCCGCCGCGCTTGTGTTTTCGATAAGCTCCGCGCCGTTGATTTTATTCATTGTATTGCCTCCGTTCGATTTTTTGTTTCCGGGCCGCAGCCGCCGCCCGTCGTTTTTCGTCCTCGCCTACACCAAACCGGGGAAAACGGTTTTGGCTACCGCCGAGCAAAATTTTTTCGGAAAATGCCGAAAAAATGCTTGAATATGTAATGATAGCGTGGTATAATCATAGTGTAATCAAGATACGGCAGCGCCAGAAGCGCCGCCGCCCACATCGAAAGGAGTTATAAAAAATGGAAAAGACTACCAACACCGCCCGCGCCGCCCGCGTTATGGCCCGCGCTCATACCATCGCCCGCAGGATCACCGCCGCCCATCCGGGCGACTGCTACCGCGTCAACCTGGCCGCCGCGCTCCGCCTCGCCTGGGAGGAGGACGGCCGCAGCCCCCGCGAGATTTTCGAAAGCTGGCCGGAAAACGAGCGGTATGACTATCTCATGCGCATGACCGGCCATGAGTACAGGATCGACGACGCCCGCACGATCATTAAAAACGGTCAGCGGGTCCCGGCGGCCCCCGTTTTCACCTGGGTTTGCCCGGCCCGCCTTGCTGACGACCTCGCCGCCGTCGCTCATGAAGCGTATATCAGGCTGTATACCGCCTATTTTGATAACCCCGACAAGCAGCACATGAGCCTGGCCCGAATGACAAGCCGCGCCATCGTCGCAGCGGCAAAGGCCATCAGGGAAGCGGAGAAGCGGAACGCCAGCGCCCTGCGGCACACCGTCACGGAAGAAGGCCAAGAGCTTGATGTAATCGACATCAGCGCCCGCGGAACGGCGGAACCCATTGCCCCCGGCCCGGAGGCCGCCGCCATCATCCGCGACAGCATCACCCGCGCCTGCCGTGACGATATCGACTTGCGGATCGTCGCCGCCCTGGGCGCAGGCTACAGCGCCCGCCGCATTGCGCCCGCCGTCAACCTCAGCCGTCAGGCCGTCGACAAGCGTATTAAGGCCATCCGCGAGAGATACGCCGCCGCCAAATAAACGCCCACCACGCAGCAGCCCACCACAGCCCGCCGGAATAAAACCCCGGCGGGCTTGCTTTATGCCCGCCCGCAGCCCCGCCCAAGCCCCCGCAGCCGCTCCGCCCTCGCGCGCGCGCGATATGCTCCCGGCGTCGATATTATAATAGCGCGGATTATAGCGGAAGCCCCGCAACCGTGAAGCAGCGGAAGCCAGCGAAAACGAGCCGAGCCAGGACCCGCATCAGCAGCCGCAGCCCCGCAGCCCATCCGCCAGCAGAGCGAAAACCCGCAGCCCCTTTTGCCAGAAAACCGAAAGAGGCGGAAACCCGCGAAACGGAAACCATCACCCCACCGCCGGTGTTCCCTTGATACCACGCCGCGCATCATGCCGCGCCCAGCTCAGCCGCAGAGCATCAGCCGCGCCGCTCCCGCTCCCGCTCCGCGTTTGCCGCGCTCATGTTTCGATTATAGGCAATAATCGCAACACAGCCCCCCACCTTTTCAGTTAGCCGCCGCGCCAGGACGCGCCTCCGGCGCGTAGCTCATTCCGCTCCTCAATTATTCGGCTTTTGCCTTTCCGCTTCCATCCTCAATTATTCGCAAAATAGCCTGCCACCTCGCAGCTCATTTCCGCGCTCAATTCCCTGCGTCATTCCGCACAATCGCATTTGCGTTGCCGCATTGCATTACAGCAGCGTCTGTCGTGTGGTTTTCAATGCCCTCCTGCGTTTTCGATTTGTCTGCCGTGGGTTTTAGCGTCTGAAAAGTGCAAAGCGCGTGTAAAGCCGATTTTAGGGCTTATAAAAAATATCCTTTTTGAGTTGGTGGGGTATGGGGGTATGTTTACAGATGAAAAGGAGCGCCTTGCCGGGTTGATGGCAGGGCGCTTTTAGGTATATAGGGGCGAGGGAGCGGGTGGGCGTTAGGTGTGGGGCAGATTATGGGTGTGTAAAAAAGGCTGAGTATAATCAATAACAGGACAAGGGAAATGGGGGTTGGCTATTGGATGGCGAAGAAGCAGGCGAAGGTTTTCGCACATCGGATGGTCTGTGAAGCGTGTGGGAATGAATGGCACGAGGGATTGGTGCGGGAGTGTCCGAAGAAGCGCGGGCATTACATCTGCCGTTACTGCTGCTTTCGGTGCAAGTGGGTGAAGAAGGTTGGCGGGATGACTGGTTGCGCGGCGTTTGAGAGGAAGGAGGGGTAAGCGGTTGGCGGATGGAGAGCGTGTAGGCTTTGCGTTTGCGGTAGGTATTCCGGCGAAGGGCTTGCGGATGCGTCGGGCGGACAAGCTGGCGTTGGGCGTGATGATCGAGCTGATGACGGAGCAGGAGGGCCTGATCGGTGCGCAGTGTCCGTCGGAGGTACGGTTCATATTTGAGGACAGGAACGCGGCGATACGGGGGCGGAACGCCCTGGCTGCGGTAGGGTTTGACGGCGGCGCGATTTTCGGTGTGAGCGTGGACGAAGACGGATTGGTAACGATGGAAGGGGATTGATGGCATGGCAGAATTTAAGAAAGGTGACAAGTTCATCATTGAGCTTGGCGAGTGTGATCCTGAACGCAGCGAATGGTGGCGTGTGGAAGGCTGCAACGGCCTTGTAGTGACCCGGCAGGCGTTGAAGTCACTTAAACGCTATGTGCCGTCTTTGGAGGGTGCGGCAGAGATCCCTGGTTGGCTGCGCGAGGTTCTGTACTCCCGTGCTGACGAGCTGTTGGAGCAGGTCAAGGTGTTGGAGAAGGAGCGCGACAAGATCATGGATTTCCTGCACAGCGCGAAGCGGAGCCACGAGAAGTGAACACGGATTTGATGTTTTCGAGCGCGACGGGCTTATGGGAAACACCGCAGGCGTTTTTCGACGAGCTGGACGCCGAGTTTCACTTCACGCTTGACGTGGCCGCGCTGCCGGAGAACGCGAAGTGTGCGCGGTACTACACGCCGAAGGACGACGGACTTTCCAAAAATTGGGGGGGTGCTGTTGGTGCAATCCCCCGTATGGTCGTGAGGTAGGCCGATGGGTAGCGAAAGCGTGGGAAGCGGCGAAGAACGGGGCCACGGTGGTCATGCTGCTTCCTGCGCGGACGGATACGCGGTGGTTCCACGATTACATCTACAAGCAGGCGGAGGTTCGATTCGTCAAGGGGCGGCTGAAATTCGGCGGGAGCGACAATTCCGCGCCGTTTCCGAGCATGGTGGTGGTATTCAGGCCGTCCAAAAAATAATCCGTATAATGAAGATGGGTTAAGGAAAAGAGGTGAGATGAATGGACAGCACAAAGGCGACGGAGGCATCGACCGTAACATCGGTTGATTACTCACAGGGCTGTTTTTCACGCTTGGCGTGTGGGGTGTGCATGGTAACGGGGCGGATGTGCCCGCTCGTGCCTATGACGATACAGCCCACATGGGGAACGATCAACAAGGTAACGTGCGAGGCGCACACATAAGAAATACGGCGGCTTGGGTAAGAGGACCCTGTAAGTAGTTGATAGTGGAACAATAACCGCCTGATATGGGCCGTTGCCGCAATGGGAAGACGGAGCTGCCTCAAAAGCAGAGAAGATCAGGGTTCGAGTCCCTGACGGCCCACCAAACGCTGGGGGACGCCTCATCCGTGAAAGCCGGACGCAGGCAAAACGCGATAGACCAACCTGAACACTGTAAGCAAAGCGGCAAGCCGATAAGGAGCGCGGCGGTGGAACGCGACGACCAACAGGACTTCGAGAGCCTGAGAACGAAGCGTGACAGCCTGGAGAGACAGGCAACTTGCGGGCATGGCAGAGCTGGCTTATTGCGTCTGTCCTGAAAACAGATGGGCCGAAAGGCTCCGCAGGTTCAAATCCTGCTGCCTGCGCCACTGGGAAGAGTTGACCTTTGCAGTTCCAAACGACCCATAAAAACGGTAGTGAACGGCAACTATAAGCCGATGTTGCTCAAGTGGTGAGAGCAGCGGAGCGTTATATGTCTATGTCCCTGGTAGGCGTAACGTCGGGCTGGCAACCCGTTTGGCGAAGTACAAGCCTAATCCGTGTCCGAAGCATAGCCAGCTTTGGTGAGGGTTCGAGCCCCGCCGTTGGTATGCCCGAAGTACAAGGGCTGACACCCCGGAAAGACGGGGGCATATGCGCCGAGTGCCTGACGCAGAAGGGCGAGGCCGCGACCGGTCAACGCGGCTGAGTCTCGTGGCGGCTCACCACCGCCTCTCGGCTCCACAGCGGCGACCCCCTGCCTAAGTGGGGAGCGGAAAAAGCGGGGAATGGCCGGATTCCCCGAAATATGCAGACGTAGCCAAGAGGTAAGGCATACCGCTGGCAGCTCTGAAAAGGGCGGGAGGTAATACGCAGGTTCGACCCCTGCCGTCTGCACAAGGCTTTGTTTGCCGCGTCCATGCAAGGCATCGGTTCTACTCCCCGATGAGGCGCGGGAAAGCTGAGTCCGTGCGTGGTGCATACACGGCGGATGCTCCATTAGTTGTCTGGCCCGGACTGTTGTGTATGAACGGATGCGACCGATGCACCGGCGCAGGGCTGAAAAGTTCCGTGGTGAAGAGCGGTGGCGGAGATCGGGTCCGCCGAGGCGAGGAAGCGGAGAAACGGCTACGCCGACCAACAGGCAGTTACTATCTGCGTCGAGGCGTAATGTAGGCAGATTTGATTGGAACCGCCGCTTTTCATTGTGGGAGGAGTTACATTAGGGCAAAGGGAAGGAGATGGAGAAGTGACGGAAACGGAAGCACCGTACTACCGCCCGACGTTTTGGGACATGAAGCTGCCGATAACGCCGAAGCTGCGGCTGAAAGTGCGGGACTACCACGCATTTCAAGGGGATAAGACGGGCTATGCCGTGAAGGTCGTGCGGGCCTCAGACGGTTATCCGGCATTGTTGGCCCGTGCGGTGAACGCTGTTGGGAAGAAGATCAGCGTGATACACGGCGTAGACAGCGACGGTGACGTATCTGAAATCTGCTCATGTCCGCGTGAGTGTGAGGAGAACATGATCGAGTGGTTCCGCACGGAGCCGCACGATGATTACGACAGGGAGGACGAGTGAAGGAAAGCATGGAAACATATAGAGACAAAATGGCATATCTGCGCAGTACGCTCAGCGAGGCCCCGTGGCCTTACGGGCTGATGTACGCGGCTGCGGAGGAATGGCGGCGGTACAAGACGCCGGAGGGCGATGATATTGCCCCCGAATGCTACACGCCAGCGGCGATCATGGGGCTTCTGAACACTTTGACTGAGCGGGAAAAGCGGGTCTTGGAGCTTCGGTATCGGGATCATAAAACGCTCGAAGAGACGGGCAGGGCGTTCAACGTGACCCGCGAGCGGATAAGGCAGATCGAGGCGAAAGCGCTTCGCAAGCTGCGTCATCCGGGTAGGTTGGCGCAGTTCGCCTGCGTACCTTGGCGGGAATATCAGCGCGAAATCAAGAAGCGTGAGGAAGCGGAGCGGCGGTGCGCGGCGGCGGAGCAGCGGCTCGACTGGTTCTTGCAGCACGTCGATTACAAGGTGGTTCTTGACCCCAACGGGGACAGGCCAGCAGCGCGTGTGGTTGATCTGACGACCGATGTGCTGGATTTGTCCGTGCGCTCGTTTAACTGCCTTGCCCGTGCGAATATCCGCACGGTGGGCGATATCCTCAAAATCGAGACTGAGGACGATATGTATAAAATTCGCAACCTGGGGCGAAAGAGCGTGGAGGAGATCAAGGCCAAGATTCACGCTTTGGGCCTGCGAATGAAATGGGAGGCGGACGAATGACGGAATATGAGAGCTTTTTGGAGAAGAAAAAGATCGCCGCGATCAGTTCCGGGTTTGAACGCTCCAAAGAATTGATGTGCCCGCAGATGTTCGACTGGCAGAAGGACATTGTGTATTGGGCCTTGAAAAAAGGGCGCTGCGCTTTGTTTGAGGATTGCGGGGCGGGGAAGACACTGCAATTCCTTGAATGGGGAACGGCGGTCGCCGAACACACGGGCAAGCCCGTAATCGTGGTATCTCCGCTTGCCGTCGCGGAACAGACGAAGCGAGAGGCGGACAAGTTCGGATATGAAAACGTGCGCGTGGTTCGTGAGAAGAAGCAGGTTTCCGTCGGGATCAACGTGACAAATTACGAAATCCTTGAACACTTCGACTGCTCCATATTCGGGGGTGTGGTATTGGACGAATCCTCCATCCTCAAAAACTATTCCGGCAAGATTCGGACGGAAATCATCGAGAAATTCCGCAATACTCCCTATAAGCTGTCCTGCACCGCTACACCAGCCCCGAACGATTACATGGAGCTTGGCAATCAGGCCGAGTTCTGCGGCGTGATGAACAGGACGGAAATGTTGGCGACTTATTTCATCCATGACGGTGGAGATACGAGCAAATGGCGGCTGAAAGGACACGCGCAGGAGCGATTTTGGGAATGGCTGGCGACGTGGGCCGTGGTTCTCACCAATCCGCGTGATTTGGGCTATGACGGAACGGGCTACGATCTCCCCACAATGCGGACGATTCAGCACACGGTAAAGAGCGAAGAAAACGTCATTGACGACAACTTCTCCTTCTTCGCGGATATTGCGCAGACCTTGAATGAACGGAGGGCCGCACGGAGAAACAGCATGGAAGACCGATGCGCCGTGGCCGCCGAGCTGATTGCAAGGCGTCCCGAAGAGCAATGGCTTGTTTGGTGCGACCTCAACGCGGAAGCGGACGAGCTGAGACGGGTAATCCCGCAGGCCGTTGAGGTGCGCGGGACCGATACGCCGGAGTATAAGGCGAAGATGCTGAACGGCTTTACCGTCGGGGACGTTCGCTATCTCGTTTCCAAGCCCTCGATTGCAGGGTGGGGGCTTAATTGGCAGAACTGCCACAACATGATTTTCGTAGGGCTGAGTGATTCCTACGAAATGATGTATCAGGCCATTCGCCGGTGTTGGCGGTTCGGGCAGGATAAAACCGTAAACGTCCATATCATTACAAGCGAGGCCGAGGGAGCGGTAAAGGACAATATCGACCGCAAGGAAAAGCAGGCCAAGGCTATGACCGATGAAATGGTGAAGCACACAAAGGATATTCTGGAACAGGAAATCAGGGGAACAACGAAAATTACCATTCCGTATAATCCGACGGTTGAAATGATTATCCCGGAATGGCTTGTGGAAGGAGGATTTAATGCAGCATGAAGTGTGAAGGACAGGAACGTGGAAAGAATTGGATTCTCTATCATGGGGACAGCGTGGAGATTCTGCAAGGTATTCCCACGAACAGCGTCCACCTTTCCGTGACCTCTATCCCGTTTGCTCAGTTGTACTGCTATTCCAACAGCGACAGGGATATGGGGAACTGCAAATCTGACGGGGAGTTTTTTGAGCAGTACAAATTCCTCGTGGAGCAATGGTATCGGGTGACGATGCCTGGGCGCTGCGTCTGCGTCCATTGCATGAACATCCCGGCCATGAAAGAGCGGGACGGGTATATCGGGCTGAAAGACTTTCGCGGCGACGTAATCCGCCTGATGGAGTCCGTGGGCTTCATCTATCATTCGGAAGTCTGCATTTGGAAAGACCCGGTGACGGCAATGCAGAGGACAAAAGCGCTCGGCCTGCTTCATAAGCAGATCAAAAAAGATTCCTGCATGAGCCGCATGGGGATTCCCGATTACGTTGTGACGTTTCGCAAGCCCGGTGAGAACCCGCAGCGCGTGACCCACACGAATGAGACCTATCCCGTCAGCCATTGGCAGGAAGTGGCGTCTCCCGTGTGGAGCGAATACGCCAGCCCCGTGTGGTGGGACATCAATCAGAGTGATACGCTGAACCGAGCCGGAGCCAAAGACGAGAACGACGAAAAGCATATCGCGCCGTTGCAGCTTCCCGTGATCGAGCGGTGCGTGGAGCTTTGGAGCAATCTGGGTGACGTGGTTCTTGACCCGTTCAACGGGATCGGCAGCACGGGGTATCAGGCCGTGAAGATGGGGCGCAAATACGTCGGTGTGGAGCTGAAAGAAAGCTATTACAACCTTGCCGTAAAAAACTTGCGGCAGGCCGAGCGGGAGACCGCAATGGAAACGCAGTCGCTTTTCAATATGCTGTGACACGGCGCAGATCAGTTTATTCGAGGAGGCTGACAATGGCTAAGTTTATCGAGCTGCCGATTGGCGACGGGCATACCGCGCTGGTGAACCTTGACCGTGTGTGCGAGATAAGGCCGAATTATAAGTATCACACGGAAACCTACGACGAATCCGCAACTACCATTTATTTTTCAAACGAGGACACATCTTACTTTGCTGTGCCGTTTGCGGACATTCGGCGCATGATTCTCGCGGTGACGGGGCAGGAGGATGGCAATGGCTGAGTATATCGATCGCAACGCCTTTATTCAGCGATACCGCGCATTGTACTGCATGGACTGCATCAGTCGCAAAGGGTACAAGAACGGCAAGCTCGTCACGCTCTACAAAATCGGCGAGGCCCCGTGTCGGTCTTGCCGGGAAGATGACGTGCTGTGCGCTTTGGAGAATTACCCTGTCGCAGACGTGGTGGAGGTGCGGCGTGGGAAACCGCTGCCGAGTTATGAGCCATTTGAGGACTACGACGGGGCGCACATTCACAGAGTTCAGACAGGCTGGGAGTGCCCGTTCTGCGGATGCGACGGCGCAAGGAACTTCTGTCCCAATTGCGGCGCAAAAATGGACGAGGAGGGTAACAATGCCTGAGAACATGGACACGGAGGCGATGGCACGGAATTTCGTGCGGAACGTGACGCTGATCGGCAGGGAGATGTGTATGCTCGGCGTGATCGAGCGCGAGGCTGGCGTGACGCCTGGGTATCTTTCACGGATTCGTGCGGCGGGACGCGCCAATCTGTCGCTGCCGACGGCGCTTCGGCTTGCGGAGGCGACGAAACGTGTGTACGGCTTTGACGCGCCGCTTGTCAGCCTTTTCGGGAGCCTTCTTGCAGCGGACTATGCGGACGCGCTGCTTGATGCGGAAATCGAAGCAATGGAAAAGGAGCTGGCCGCGCTCAAAGCGCGGAGAAAGGGGGAGGGTGAGTGATACGGAGCAAGAGCTTATAGACCGTTTCAAGGTACACAAGATCCGCGCAAAGGATATATTCAAAATCCGAGAGATCAGCAAGGATATTGCCTACGACTTCGTGAGACAGTATCACTATTTGGGCGCGGCGAAGTTCTTTTCGCAATATTCCTTCGGCCTTTTCTGCGGGTGGGAGCTTGTGGGCGTGGCGACGTTTGCCTGCCCGCAGGGTAGTGAAGCGCTGAAAGGTTGGTTCGGCCTTTCCAACGACAACAAGAGCGTGATGGAACTGACGCGGCTTTGTATGCTGCCAAATTTGAACGGGTCAAACGCCACATCATTTTTGTTGGGGGGGGGTTAAGAGCAGTTAAGAATTATAACATTCGAGCGGTCATTACTCTTGCAACTTCTGACCGCCACGTTGGGTCTATCTATCAGGTCTGCAATTTCAAGTATTACGGGCTGACAGACCAAAAGGCCGATTTTTGGAGCTTTGAGACGCAGGGAAAGCCGAGGGGCAAGGTGAGGGATTTACAAGGTGTATGGGTGGACAAACCGCGCAAACACCGCTATGCGTATATTTTTGATAAATCACTGCATTGCCTTTATGCGGAGGAACCGCGGCCCACGTTAGATATGATCGTGCCGTATAGCTGCTGCGGAGGTACGGGCATTGTGAGAGATAACCGATACGGCGTGGAGTACACTTGCCCGATCTGCACGAAGCGGCTGTATAAGGTCGTGAACGGGCAGGAAATACCGCCAGACTCGGTTTTGAAGAAAAATGCGCAGATTACACTTGAAGGATGGTGATATTGATGAGCGGGACGGAGTTTGTACCGTTCCGGCGGGCGATGGACCCGGCGGATAAAATCTATGTGAACCCTGCGCAGATCGTCTATGTGAAGGAGTATCTGACGGACGTAGGCGGGAACACGAAAATCGTTTTCTCCAACGGCAAGGCGGAGGTCGTAGTCGGATCGCTGAAAGCTACAATTGAAAAGCTGTGCGGGGAGCATTGGAGCGGGAGGGGCGAGTGATATGCAGATCGAAATGAAGCTAAAGCCCTGCCCATTTTGCGGGAACGACGATCTTACCATTACTGTGCGCAAGGGGAAGGACGGTTGGAGAGACAGATACGCCGTCCTTTGCGATTACGAGGACAACGGATGCGGGGCAGAAGGACCGTGGTATCACACGGAGCGCGAGGCCGTGGATGCTTGGAACAGGAGGACGGTATGCAAATAATCAGCCTGCACGGGGTCGTGAAATGCCGCACGACGACGCCGTACCCCGACGAGATCATTAAGCAGATGAAGAAAGCTGGCTACAGCGTCCGCAACGTGCCGGACAAAGAAGAAAAGCCAACGAAAGGGAGAAGCAAGAAGTGAGAAATGACAGCGGCAACAGCATGAGGCACGAGGCCATTGCGCAGGAGCTTACGGATTTGTACGCCCGCAAGAACGCGGATTACGGTGACAGCTTCCACCTTTCATATTTGGAGTGGGGTCTGCCGATGGCGGCTATCCGCCTGGGGGACAAGTACAACCGCTTTGTCTCGCTCGTAAAAAAAGGCGGTGCGGCGCGGGTAAACGACGAGTCCATGCGCGATACGCTGATCGACCTGGCGAATTACGCGATTATGACGGTCATGGAATTGGACAGGGAGAAGGAGGGAAAGTAACGATGGCAATTGAGGAATTACGCATAAAGCTTGACCCCGGCGCGTTTTTGCCGGAGAGAGCGCACGATACCGATGCGGGGCTTGATCTGCGCTCCATGTGGCTACAAACCATTCCTGCGCGTGGAAGCGCGGCCTTCGATACGGGCTTACACGTTGAAATCCCCGTGGGGTACTACGGCAAAATCGAGAGCCGGAGCGGCTTGAACGTGAAGCATGGTATCGTCTCATGCGGAGGGGTCATAGATGTGGGCTACACCGGGAGCATCGTCGTGAAGCTCTACAACCTCACGGATGAGCCGTATCTGGTTGAGCCGGGTGACAAGATAGTGCAGCTCGTGATTACGCCGTGCGAGACGCCGAAGCTCGTTATCGTGAGCGAACTGAGTGAGACTGAGCGCGGCACGTCAGGCTTCGGAAGCAGCGGAAGGTGAGGTGTACGGCAACGGTTACGGAAACCAAGAGAGACGCGGCGCAGGAGCTTCTTAACGATCTGCGCGAAATGGAAGAAGAAGCTCGCAACGTGGGGCTGTGTACGCTGGGGTTCAAAATCTTGCGGCAGATGGTGGAGGAGGTCATTGCGGAGCGGGATGCGTTGGCTATGCTTCTGCATGAACGCGGATTAGCTTAGTGAAAGGGGCGAACACGAATAATGTGTAAATACTGCGAGTGCGAGGTGAACTTGAATGGCACTTGTTGAAGAAACGCTATTTGGGCGCGAGGACAAGGTAGAAAAAGCTATAACGAGGCTAAAGGCGTTTGTGCCAGTAAAGGGCTATTATTTAGCTTTCAGCGGTGGAAAGGATAGCCAATGTATCTACGAACTCGCAAAAATGGCTGGCGTCAAATTCGATGCACACTATTCGGTAACTTCCGTTGACCCTCCACAGGTAATGCGATTTATCCGCGAGGAATATCCCGATGTGATATGGGAACGAAATTATTGGGACGACGACAAACCGGAGCACTACCACAAGGACGGAAGACCGCGGCAGATTACCATGTGGAACCTGATTGCAGACCATACGATCCCACCGACGCGGCAGGCGCGATATTGCTGCTCTGCGCTGAAAGAAACCGGGGGGGGTGGACGTGTCGTCGTTACGGGCGTCCGTTGGGCCGAAAGCAACCGCAGGCGGGCACTGCACGGCGTAGCCGACATCCAGACCGAGAGCAAAAAACTCCACGCGCAGGCCGCGCAAGACCCGTCATATCGGGTAAATAAGAACGGCGGTATCAACTTCATGGACGATAACGACGTTGGGCGGCAGATGGTCGAGCAATGCTACATGAAGCGCAAGACTACGATAAACCCTATTGTTGATTGGACGGACGAAGACGTGTGGGAATTTCTCAACGACGTTGCCAAAGTCCCACATTGCGAGCTGTACGATCCGCCGTGGAATTATACCCGTCTCGGCTGCATCGGATGTCCGCTTCAAGGCCGCGAGGGTATGCTGCGTGACTTTGAGCTATTTCCGCGGTATCGGGAACTGTATATCCGAGCTTTCGATCAGATGATAAAGAACCATCCTGGGGAAATCAAGGTGGCATCTGGCGAATTGGTAGAAAATACCACTGGGGGG